TTACTTGGTCGGTTTCGCCAGGGCCCCAACTCGGCGATATACCCGCTCGGTTATGTCGCCCTTGGTGTGGCCCAAAAGCAGGCTCGCGTGGTCGACATCAACGATTTCGGATGCTGCTTTCGGGCGGATGTCACGGAACTGGAATTGGCTAATACGGCCAGCCAGCACCTGGTCGCCTGCGGCTACCGCTTCTTTTACAGCTTCCTCCCGGGCATCGTCCCAGCGATGGCGAAGCATGGCGGCCGTGACGCGCTTTCCTGACTCGGTCAGCAGGAGATACGGCGAGCCGTGCGGTGCGTTCCGCTCCAGTATCTTCCGGATCAAGGCGCCCAGGCCGCTTTCAACCCCATCCACCTCAAGCATGATCCTCAGCTTCTTGTGGGTCTTCTTCTGCTTCACGCCGAGGGCCTTATCCTCGATGTCATCCCTTCTCATCACCAGTACGTCCGCCGGACGCTGGCCCGTCAGATACGCCAGGTCCATGGCGTCCTTCAGCTCGCCCACCGCTTTCGCGTAAACCGCGTTCCAGATTGCATCGTTCGCGTAGAAGTCTCGGGGCACTTCTTTGTTCTTCCGTACGCCCTGGCAGGGGTTCTCTTTGGTGGTTAGCCCCCATTCCCGCGCCATGTTGTAGACGTGCGATAGGAGGGCGATCTCCCTATTTGCGCGCACAGGCGCTGACCGTGCATCTCGGTACTGGGCGACAAGCGCTGGCGTAATTGCCTCGATGGGAGCTTTGTCGAAAAACGGTCGCAACTGCCGGAGTTCTGCCAGGTTGTCTTTCTGTGTGCGCTCGCCCTTCTTGGGGATAATGTCGCGCTCATAGCGATCAAAGATTGCCCCCATCAGCAGCAAGTCGCGCGGTTTTTCCCGGGCCTCCAGCTCTGCCCATTTCATCCGGGCCAGACTGAGGTCCGTGCCCAAGGCGATTTCCTTGCCGTCCTTGTCGCGGTAGTAGTAGCTGATCCACGCCTTGTTCGGGTTCTTCTTGCTCTTGCTGGTGCGCTTGCGTCGGTACACGCCCGGCGGTAAATCCCTGTTCTCTGTGCTACGGGGGCGCATATCACCTCACCTTTGAAAAATCTGGCGTCCACGCTGGTGCGGGTGGCGGGGGCGGCGGTGCCAGCGGCACTACCTCAAGGATTACGCCCAACTTGATGCGGGCATACTGACGGCCTACCAGGGGCCGGCCGCCGCGGCTCTCGACGAAGTGCCAGCCGCGCTCGTTGAGCCAGCGGCGCTGCCAGCCCCTGGCCTTGTAGCCGGTCAGGTCGGCCAGCTCTTCGTCCGAAAGAATCTCGGTTTCCATGGGATGGTCTCCACGCCGCCGGTGGCGGCAGGTTGGTGGTCAGGCGCGGTGCAGCCGGATCAAGGCCCGGGCATGCTCCAAGGAGGCCAGGTGTTCTTCCTTGGCGCCGATCTGGTCATTGGCGTCTGGGGTGGTCACGGTGACCAGGTGTTCAAGGGCCGCCAACAGCTCTTCCTGTGCCTCGCCTTCAGCCCGGCCAATCTCCCAGAAGCGCTGCCCCCAGTGGCCAGCTGGCGGAGGGTTGTTGTTCTGCTTTCCGGCCACCATTGAGCCCACGGCTACATCGCAGATCCCGCGCTTGTAGGCGTTATCGCCGTCGAGGCTGAGGCCTCCGCGCCGGCGCAACGTGTTCACGACCTCATCGACGTCGAGGCCGCTGTCCTTCAGGACGATATCCAGCTCTGGCTCGCCTGCCGTGTAGATCACCAGCGCCAATTTGGCGCCTGGCTGCAGGTTCTCGCTGATTATCACCAGCGCATCGTTGGCGACCTGGTGGAATCGGTTGGTTGCGGACATAGGAAATCCTCGCCCGCGCATGTCGGCGGGCTTGAGTAGTTGGGGGAAGGGTTAGGCCCGCGCTTCGAAGAGTTCGATCTGCGCCGCCGGGGTGTCGCGGATGGTGATTGCCTGAGCAATGCGCTGCTGGGCGGTACCGAAATGTGCCTCGTCTTGCTCGATGCCAATGAAGCGGCGGCCTAACTGGATGCAGGCAACGCCGGTCGTGCCGCTGCCCATGGTGTTATCAAGCACCACCTGGTCGGGGTTGGTGTAGGTGGCGATCAAGAAGCGCATCCAGCTGACAGGCTTCTGCGTCGGGTGAAAGTTGGCCGTCTGCTTATCGCTCGAGAAGAACTGCACCGAGCGCGGGTACCGGTCCGTCGAATCGTACTCGGTGAGCGACAAGGCCTTGCCGTAGCACTCCGAGTTGACCGTTTTCCGCTTGGCCGTGCGCCGCTCGTGCCCGGTGGTCATTTGCGGGTTGTACACCGGCTGGCGCCGGTAGAAGACCTGGGCGCTTTCCTGGGCCCGCAATGGCTGCTTCTTTGCATTTAGGAAGCCTGTCGCGTTGCCTTTCTCCCAAATCCACTCGTAGCGGTAGTCGCGGGGGTTGCTGGCGACCACCAGCGAGCTGAACGGCTGGGCCGCGCAGAGCACAATGGCCGCCTCCGGCTTTGCGATTCTCAAGTACTGCTCCCACATGGGGGCGAAAGGGATAACCACATCCCAGGCGCACTGGGTGGTGCCGTAGGGCAGGTCAGCTAGCACAAGGTCGACGCTGGCATCTGGGATCGACCTCATCACCTCCAGGCAATCGCCCTGGTACAGGCTGACTTCATTCATCGCGGCCCCCTTGCGATCAGGTAGGCCATGTAGGCGAGGGCGATCATGGCATCAGCTCCTTCGGCACCTGGACTGTATCGCCAAGCTTGTGGTTGACGAGGCCCCGGCAGAACGCGATCAGGGCCGTGGGGCCGTAGCACCAGACACCGCTGCCGGCCGGTCCGCCGGCGTAACACTGATCCGCTGGCAGCCCGGGGATGTGCTGCGTGGTGCCGTGATACTTGTCGATCAGCAACCCGCCCTGGCCCCAGTCGGTGGATGGTGACCATGACTCTTCACCGCGCTCGCCATCATTGAGCCAAAGCGTGAGATCATCATCATTGAGCGACACGCTTCCGTCTGGCGGAAATTGCCCGCCCTCTGGGTAAATCAGGACGCCACCGCACTCAGCAATTGCGATTGCCCAGTCCAGCGCGGCGCCGGCCAGGTTGGATACCCTCACTTCGATCAGGTCGGTCATGGCGCTACCTGCTTGGTCTTGGCCGCTCTGGCGCGCTCGATGTTGCCGAACTTGCTCTTGCGCTGGATATCCTTGAAATTGCGGCAACCGGACATGAACAGGGTGGAAGTCAGGTCTTTACGGCTCCGGCCGACTTCCATTATCCCTTTCACACCGTGGCGGCAGAGCACATAGGCACTCTTGTATTCGCCGCTGCGCATCATGGTTGTGTAGAACGCCAGGCGCATTGCCAGGCGCCAACTGTCGCTGTCGTCAGACGGGCGCATGCGGCGGGTGTAAAGCTGACCTTTACGATACTTGCTCACAGCTCATACCTCTCATCAATCCAGCGCCCAGGCGCCAGAGCGGGTGTAGGTTCGGGTTGGGTTTCGTGCGGGGAGAGCTGGCGCTCGTTGCCGGCCTGCAGCTGGCGGTCGGGGATGCAGCTGATGCCGACCCCATTCAGCAGGTAGCAGGTGACGCCGCGCTTGCTGTCGTGCTGCACGTCGATGACGTTCTCGGTTGCGCTGGCGCCGCTGGCCAACAGCAGGAGGCAGAGGGCGAGGCGGGTCATTTGCGCAGGCCTTCGTCAGGATCAAAGCCGAAGCGCCGGCACAGCGCGTGTGCCACGCCAGAGCCGCAGCAGAAGGCGTCCTTCATTAGCACCCACCGTGGCTGCTTCATCCTGGTGGTACCGCTCACCATGCGCACCGCGGTGCGGAGCAGATCGTCTTCGGTGAATTCGCAGCCAGAAAGCGTGATGGTGCGGCTCTTCCCGTTCAGGTGCTCGAGCGCAGCTCTGAACTGCTCGATGTACTCTTCTTGGGTGGATCCCCACCGGTTAACCAGGCACTCATCATCAACAGGGAAACCTTCATCCTCTGGCTCGTCCGAAGGCGTGCCGGGCACCATCAGGAACTCGCTTTCTACCGCCTGGAGAAGGTCAGAGAAGCGTTTTGTATTCCGGACGTTGACCTCTAGGACACTGATTGGATGCGAGTGGTGGAGGCCGAAAATATCGTAGATTCGCGCCAGGTCTGGATGCAGTTGGCTTTCTTCAGGCATGACTTCGTCCTTAGCCGCCATATCGCGGCAGCTGATTGAAGTGGATGGTGTAGGATGAATGTGAGCAGGATGCTAACCGCCGTTTGGCGCCCAGTAGGTGCCAGCAGACGGTGACAGGGATCAAAAAGCACCATAGTGCTGTCGCAGCACCAGTACAGGTTTGAATTCTGCTGCCTTGCGAGATGAAAAATGCCACTAGAAAAAAAGTTTGCGGCATACCAACTCCTGAGAGAGCTGGATGCAGTGACATCTTCGATCATGAACCAGGTTGTTTATGGACGCATGGGAGACTTATCGTGGAAGGAGACTCAAGCCCTGCATAGGGACATCTTCGAAAAGTGGATGAGCTTCGCCGCCACGCTCGACTCGCCCGACCTGTATGGCCCCAGCTCCCAAGGGAGCCGTGATAGGGATTCGGATGAGGTCCAGTCCAGCTAATACTTCTACATAAAATCGCGCTTTGTATAAGTTATTGCCGGTCGTCCGCAAGTCATTTATTTGGCGTCAAATAAGTTGAATCAATTTAGTTGTTGCGATAAGTAATAATTCTCACAACAGCTAAGGACCTAGGACGATGGTAAGGGAGCGTGGCGAGTGCTTCTGGCAGTGGGGCGATCCGGAATTACACACCAGAACCCACAACGAAACGTTGAGTGACGGTTCGCAAATCGATGTCCAGGTCCGCCTTTCGAGAATCGGCGCGACCCAGATGTTCATCGGTGTTTACGGTCCCAGTGGAGCGCTGATCCACGAAGAAAGCTTCGACTCTCGCCCAGGCGAGACCATGACGCGGGCGATGGCCTGGGGTGTTGGGCGTGCCCGTCACATGGCAAGCGAAGGCGAAGCCCAATCGCCGTCCCGCAAGGTCGTGTCGGGGTGAGCAGCCTCAGCACTGTCGCCTGGTGCAGCTGCACTCGGTCATAGGTCCCAGGCCAACCACAGCCTGGCCAACCTCGGCCGCGTCCCGCTCAGCCTCTCCTTTGGTCCACCAGATGGCAGTACCAACCATCCAGGCTATTGGCTCGGGGTGGGTCTGCTGGGTTGTTTGCGGTGCATTCTTCAGCAGTGTGCTCCAGAGAGACCTTGCAAGGTCCGGATGCATGCATACGCCATTGAGCATTTCACGCGTCAGCACGCGCGGCACGCTGACCATCTCTGTGTTGCTGAATCGGTTTTCTGTGGGCATGGGCTCGCTCCAATGGTGGGGGTGCGCGCTTAATCGCGGCGATTGAATGGCGCTATTAATTTGATATCGTTGGCTTCCGCTTACAGGAGGTTCTATGTCAGGAAAATTTGTCACGCGCTGGTTCTATGCATCACTGGAATCAGGTACCAGGCCTGCCGGGCTTTTCGGAAACAAGGTCGAAGTTGTTCATAATCAGAAGGTCGTGAATTTCGATGAGTACGCCGCGCACCTTCAAAAAATGTACGAAGATCTTGATGAAGCCGGTTACGACGTTGTCAACGTGGTACCAATCGCGATGGGGCAATCCGAGTCGTGCACTCAAACAAACGGTAACTACGTGGGTGACGTCGGATTCTCGATCACCCGCGGTGCGGTAGTTGTTGGCAAGCGTCGAGATTCCTAAGCAACACTCGCAAGCTCCGATACCGTTCGCCATGGATCATTGGCTCGCGCTAGTGCTGCCATTGGCGGCGGGCTGACGCTGTTGCCGCACATGTGCACCTGCTCGGTCTTGGTGAATGGCTTGCCGTCGGCGCCCTTGTCGATGATGTAGCTGGCCGGGAAACCCTGGGCGCGGTAGAGCTCGTGTGGCTGCAGCATGCGCAGGCAGATGTCGACGATGACGTACGGCGTGCCCTTCACGAATACGGTTACCAGGCCCAGGCGGTCCTTGGTGGTCACCGTGGGCGCTGGCGAGTCGCAGGCGCTGATGTTCTCGGTGCCGTAGTAGCTGATCATGAACGCAGCAACGCGCAGGGCGCCTTCTTCATGCTCTGGTGACAGCTTGTACTCGACCAGGGCGTGGTGCTCGGCGCCGGCGGTCATGGTGGGTACCGGTTCATCAACGGCTCGGCCTACGCAGTTTCGGCGGAGTGTGGCCAGGCTGGCCGTTACCAGGCTCTGCTGGCTGCCGGTGTTGGTGACCGTGGTCATCGGCTCGTCGGCGCCCTTGGCTGGGGGGGCGTTGAAGCCGCCGTTTGCTTGCTCAATGAAGGCGGTGACCAGTGCCCGATGGTTCTGCGTCATCAACGTTCCCATGGGTTGGTCGGCTGGCGCAGGCTTTCCGGCGTACACAGGCCCACCTGCGCCAATCATCACTGGACTGGCCATCATCAGCTCACCGCGGTTGGCGGCGGTCACCGTGGGCAGCGGCTTACGAGGGTCGTTTACCCGGACTGCGCCCTGATGGGTTGCTGGCAGAATCACCGCGCTCGAGAGCGCATGTTTCACGCCGCCGGCGACGACGGTGCCCGGTGGCTGATCCAGACCAGGCACGCGCGGCTGTTGGCCGGCACGTTCGCCGTATCCGGTCTGCACTAGGGTAGGGCTGGCCACAGCGAATGATCCGCCGCGTGGCCATGAGGTGACCGTGCGCAGGGGTTCGTTGGCAGACTGGGCCAGCTCTCCTGACCAGTTCGCGATCGGCACGATGAAGGGCTGCGGGTTGTCCAGTACAAACTTCTTCATGCCCTTGGCCACCCGGCGCAGCGTTGCGGCTGCCAGCTCTTTCTTGCGGCCGAAAATGCTCTTGCTCGGCACGCTCCAGTCGATGCAGTCGGCGGCGGTGCGCCACTTCTGCTGACCCTTGCCTGGGTTCTTGGCGTTGGTAGGCTCTGGCCACACGATTGGCTGACCGTCGCAGCGGGCGATCATGAACAGGCGTTCCCGGCTGGTTGGCGCGCCAAAGTCGCAGGCCTTGATGATGCGCCATTCAACCTGGTAGCCCATGCCTTCGAGCAGCTGCACGAAGCGGCGCCAGGTAACGCCGCGGCGTTTCGGGTCGGGCACCAGGAACTGCTGTTGAACCGGCACGCGTTCGCCGATGTTTGCCACAGTGCCGTCCAGCTTCATCACCCGGCCGGTGGCCTTGTCGCGCTTGGCGATCAGCGGTCCCCACTGAAGGATCTGCTTCACGTTCTCCAGGCTGATCACGCGGGGCTTCTTCTTGCCGCCCCACTTGAGGCCGATCCAGGACAGGTTGCGGATCTCGCGCTTGCGCGGCTGTCCGCCTGCGGCTTGGCTGTGGTGGGTGCAGTCTGGGCTCATGTGGAACCAGCCAACCGCGCGGCCCTGGCACTCCTCATCAGGGTCGCCGTCGAACACATCGGTAGTGAAGTGTCGCGCTGCAGGGTGGTTGGCGGTGTGCATGCTTATGGCCGCTGGGCTGTGGTTCTTAGCCACCGTCACCGGGCGGCCAAGGCCCATCTCCAGGCCGGTACCGGCGCCGCCGCCACCGCAGAAGAAGTCGACGACGATCTCATCGTCTTGAGGATCGAAGCCAAGGCCGTACTGGGTTTTGAAATCGAGCGGGTTCTTTTTCTGAAATGCTGACATGGGCGGTCCTCGCCAGATGGCGTGAAGAGTGAAAGTTGGGCGTGGGTTATGCAGCTGGGGATTGGTCCAGCAAGAAGTCCATCTGTGCAGCGCCTTCGATCCAGGCGGTGTCGAGGCGTTGGCGGGCAAGGGCGGCGTATTCGGGGTTCAGCTCGCAGATGACCGATTTCCGGCCTTCCTGCATGGCAACGAGCGCGGTGGTACCGGCGCCGCCGAACGGGTCGAGCACCAAACCGCCTCGAGGTGAGCCGGCCTGGACGCATGGGCGGATCAGGTCAGGCGGGAAGGTGGCGAAGTGGGCGCCCTTGAAGCTGGCGGTGGCCACCGTCCAGACGCTGCGCTTATTCCGGGTCTCGTCGTAGTCCACATCATCACGGCCTGTCCGGTGCTGCGCTGTCTGCCCGTGCTCGCCATCGGTGTACTTCGTCTCCCTGGCGAAGCTGTTGCGCCTGCTGGCGCTTTCCGGGGCCGTCTGGGCTCGGGCAGGCTCGCGTATGGCGTCCTGGTCGAAGTAATAGCGCGGGCTCTTGCTCAGCAGGAACAGATACTCGTGCGCTTTGGTGCAGCGGTCCTTGATCGATTCCGGCATCGGGTTCGGCTTGTGCCAGATGATGTCCTGGCGCAGGTACCAGCCCTCATCCTGCAACGCGATCGCCAGGCGCCATGGGAGGCCCAGCAGATCCTTGTGCTTCCAGCCGGCGGGGGCTGATCGCCAACCAGTGGCATCGCCTTTTCCCTGCCACGCACCGTCGCCGCGCTCGGCCATGTACCGGCCCCCACCGCCTCGGCCGCCACTGGCGTAGCTATCTCCCAGGTTCACCCACAGGGTTCCGTCATCCCGCAGCACTCGGTGCACCTCGCGGAATACAGCGACCATGCTCTCGATGAATTCGCGGGGAGAGGCCTCCAGCCCGATCTGGCCGTCGACCCCGTAGTCGCGCAGCCCGAAATAGGGCGGGCTGGTGATGCAGGTGTGCGCTGACTGATCCGGCAGCGTCCGCATCATCTCGATGCAGTCGCCCACCAGGATGCGGTGCTGCTGGGTCATGTTGTGGTCCTTGCGTGCACGCGCCGCCCTCGCCGGGGAGGCGTTCATCGTTTGAGAGGGAAAGGCGCTGGCGGGCAGCGCCGGAGGGTCAGGCCTGTTCTGCGAGCAGGATCAGGCCGGTGTCGTCCGGGTCGTCGCCGAGTTCCAGGCCCGGGGCGCGCAGCTCGCGGCTCAGCCTGAACTGGTCCAGCTTGCGCACCACAGAACTCGAAAGTTTGATTTCGTGGCGCGGCGCACTCAGGAAGTGGCGGGCCGCTTCAGGCCCTAATTCATGGATGCGGTGAATCAGCAGGGTCATGGCCTCGCCGTTTTCCTCTACTTCGGCCCAGTCCTTGATCTCGGCCAGCGCTTGGCGGGTGCCTGGCCGAACCTTCAGCCGAAGGTCCTCTTCCTGCGCGGCCTCGGCCTTCTTTCGCCGCTTCTCGTCACGCTGCTGCTGCGTCAGAGCCATCATCACCTCCGTTGCGCACAAAGCGGGTGCCTGGTGCGTACTCCAGCAGATCGCACACCCGGTTGATGATCTTGAGCGCGGCGTCGAACACCTTGGCGTCGTCCGGCTCGCGGGCCAGGCGCTTCATGTTCGGCTGGTGCTCCAGGCAGACCTTGTCGACCAGGCGCCGGGCCAGCCTGCGCAGGTGGTCGGCGCTGTCGTGCTCACGCAGGCTCAGCGCGAAGGCCAGGGCCACATCATCAGGCCGGTACTGGCCGCCGCTGCGGGTGATGTACAGCTTCTTGACGGGTCGATTCATCCAGGCCGGCAGGGTGACGACTCCAGAGGGTGCTTTCTGCATGTCTGTGCTCCGTGAGGCCGCTGGGCGGCAGGTGAAACTGTTCTTGCCGCCGGCGCTGGCGGACCAGGTTGTTGAGCCTTTTCATTTCCTGATGCGAACCCGTGGGAAGTCGATGCCGTTGCGCTCGATAATGTTGACCAACGTCCCGTAGTTGAGGCCCAGCTGCTCTGCCACACGTGCGCGGTGCAGGCCGGTATCGCGCAACGCGCAGATCCGCTGGACCACCTTCAGCTCCTCGATCCGCTTCTGGTTCCGCTGGATCTGGCGTTGGGCGTCCCGCTTGCTGTTGGCCGACTTCTTCCGCTCCGGGCGCCGAAAAACGAAGTTGCCTTCGCGTGCTGCTCGGAATAGGGCCTGCTTGGATATACCTGTGGCCTCGTGGACCTGCTGGCAGGTCATGGTTTTGGCCATCTCGGCAACCTGGTCGGCGCGGGCTTTCATTTTTTCCTTGCTGGGCGATGGTGCGGCTTTCTTGGCAGCTACCTTTGCGGCCGGCACTGGCTGCGCTTCAGGGCCTTTGTGCGGAGGCAGCGGGCGATAGGTAAAGCCCTCCAGCACGACGAGTTGGCCGCCAGACGCGAAGAAGGCCGCTTTGGCGGCCTCCAGGTCGATGGATTGGTTCATGCTTGCCTCACTTGATGCGGATCGAGCTTTCGCCGCGCTCAAGGTGCGCCCAGGCTGGCTCGGGGATGAGTTCGTCTTCACAGTCTTCGCCGGCAGCCATGCGCTTGCGCACGGCTTCGTTGTGCTCGCGCACGGCCTTGAGCTTGGCGGCGATGGCGTTCTTGTCCGGTGCGATCTTGGTCACCACAGACGTCAGTTCATCCGGTACCGCCTGTTCGTTGTCCACGATTACCTTCTCTTTGCCGGTGACCAGGCTGATGGTGAACAGCGGGCGCTTGATCGTCTTGATGTTGGCCGCGTCCATGTTCCGGCGCAGGTAGTCGGTGATGGCCGTGACGCTGTTGGCCTTGATGCGCTTGAGTTCGTTGAGGCGGTCGATTTCCGCGTCGATCGCGCTGATGTCGCCCTCGATGTTCCGGCGCAGCATGACGATGTTGTCGGCCTTCACCTCGAACTCGCCCTGGATGCCGGCCATGGTGTCCTGAATGGCCTGTTTCAGGCCTTCATCGTCGGTATCACACATGGCGGCCAGTTCGGCCATCTGGCCGGTGAGTGCGTAGAGTTGGGTCATGCTGCAGCCTCCTGTGGCTTGCCGGCTTCGAGGTTCTTCAATTCAAGGGAGATCCGGGCGGCGCCTTTCTCGTCCTTGCGACCGATGAGCTTGCGCACAGCGTGGTCGTGGATCTTTTTGCGCTCATGCGGCGTCACCGCCTTCTGCATGGTCGCGATCGTGTCCTTGATGTAGTTCAGGCGCTCTTCCTGTTGGCGCTCAATCTCGGCCTGCCGGTCTTCGGCCTGTTCGATCGCCTGCTCAGCCTGCAGCTGCTGCACGTAATTCACGTCATCGAACATGCCCAGGAACACGTCGGCGCTGAAGCCCAGCATGGACAGGGCTTTCTTGATGGCATCGGTCAGGGACTTTTTCGGCGCCTCGCCATCAGTGGTCATGCCGTACTTGGTCTTGTACTGGTACCGGGTGCACCCGTACTGCTCGACCTCGCCGCGCTGGCCTTCCTGCATGAACCAGAGCTGGATCTTGACGGTGTGGCCGATCTCCCGGCCCAGGGAGATTCGCTTGTCGCCTTCACCAGCAAACACCTCGTGGCCGTCGTCAAATCGCTCTTCGAGAACCTTCCAGCCCCAGCCGATACCGACCGGGCCGAACATTTCGGTTGCCTTCATTACCATCGCAGTGCCGTTCAGGCTGGTGATCTTCTGACCGCCGACCTCGGCGTTCTTGGTGTAGCGGGTATCGGTGGTCTGCACCTGCTCCCAGATGCGCATGTTGGTAGTGGACATTGGTACACCTCGCGCCAGGCTGGCGCTGTCAGTTGGAATAGGGGAAATGCCAGGTCACGCCCGTGATGTAGGCCAGGCAGCTTGGGGGCGGCTATGGTTGTGCGCTCTTGCGGGCTTTTGTGCCTCGCCGAGACGCGAAGAAAAGCGGCGATTAATTTCTTGCAAATGCAGCGTTACAGCGTCGGCGGATGGTTAGGCTCACGGATGTACAAACAGAATTTGCAGAATTTTGTATTCATTCTGATGGTATTTTTCAGTATCTGGCTCTAATTGCCGCGTGCGCTGCAAATTCCCTGTATATTGACTGCGTAGCCGTTTTCTGCGGCTTCCCACTAAGAGGTAGCTTTTATGCACCAGGCCATATCCCCCGAGACGCAGCGTGCCCATGAGCGCTTGAACGAACAGACCAAGTTGTTCATCAAGCAGGGAGGCCAAATTGAAAGCGTTCCTTCTGGAGTCAGCGGGGTGCTAGCGAGCAAGCCGAAGGTCGTTTGGACGAACCCAAACACGGCCAAACCGATGCAGAAACGATAGCAATTCAAAATGCACTGCTTGGTCGCGGTTCGCATACGATCTGACGACGCAAACTCCCAAGCCTTGTCTCGTTGCGTCGCTCATACCCGCACCTCATACCCGACCGTCCACTCTCCGCAAATGCAGGCCCGGCAGTTCCAGGCCTGCGGATTCTCGATGCTGGCCAGTTCGGCCTGGTGCACCGCAGCGGCAAAGGTTGGCCCCTTGAATAGCATCAGGACGCGGTCGTTCGGCATTCCCATGGACTCGGGAAGCTCATGCGAAACGCCAGCCCCAACATTGGCCAAGCTGCGCTCGATCTGTTCGAGCTGTTCGTCAATCAGGGATTTAACGGGTGCCGTGCTCATGCAATATCCTTGCGCCCATCAACGATCTTGTTGAGGCGCCCGCAGTAGTGGTTGAACTCTTCGATGGTGATGCGCTGGTCGGCCATCATTTCGGTGAGCTGCTTCTGGATCATCACGGACCAGCTCAGTGGGGTTGATGGATGGGCAAGGGCATCAAGCTCTTCGTCGAGCAGAACGTGCGGGCTCAAAACCCGCACTCCAGAATCTCGCGCTCGCGGTCCTGCTCGGCTGCGACGGCCTTGGCCGCTACCGGGCGCAGCAGATCGGCAGCGATCTCCTTGAGGACCTTCGGACCGCCAAGCAGGTAGGTGCACAACTCCATGATGAAGCCCTTGTTGCCGGTACCCATGCCAGCCATGACCAGCTTGCCGAAGGCGTCCTGCTGGTCCAGGCCGTCGATCTGGCGGTTGTTCAAGTGGTCCTGCACCGCCCGAGCGAAGTCGGCCTGGGTGATTTCTCCACACTCGCCGCGGTAACCCCAGCTGACCCGGTAGCCCAGGACCAGCTTCTGCGCGTTGGATTCGATCCACTCCACCTGGTCGGCGTCATCGTCGCTCACCGCCGGCGGCATCCGGTTGTCGTACTCAAACTGTGCTGCTCGAAGTGCGCCCATGGTCGCCTCCAGGTTGTGGGTTACTCGGTGGGTGGAGTGAGGTGTGGCTGCCAGTGCGTCACGCGATGCTCGAAGCGAGAGCCATCGCCGTAACGCCAGTCGATGCCATTCCAGTAGAGGAAGCGGGCGCCGTTGAAGGCGCTTTGCGCTTTTCGCGCTGGTGTGTAGGCGATTACCCAGGCCTTTCCGCCACCCTTAGGCAGCTTAGGCATGCGCTCGGAGCACTTGATCCACCCGCTCATGCTGCCTCCGGCCAATGGTGGTTGATGCTCTCTTTGGCGTAGGGCGAAAGTCGCTCGAAGCTGTTCACTCCGCCACATCCGGGCATGGTTCCTTCCAGCTCGACGCAGGCCTTGATGTCACAGCGCCGGGAGCACACCCAGCCGCCGTAGTGGCAGCGGTGAACTTCTCCTTTCGGGTCGGGGTGATAGGCAAGGCCTGCTTTCCACGACGGCGAGCCGCGCAGCTTAAGGCCGCACCCACGGCATACAGCCTGGGTTTCGGTGCAGTGGTGCATTTTGGTGATCCTCGGCAACCGCATTGGCCAGGAGCCAGGCGCGGGTGACCAAACCCACCGTGAAAGGTGGCCTGGCGCCTGCCAATGCGGTCGTATGTGAAGGGAGGGGGATGCGGGATGCATCGGGAAGCGCATGGCCGGTAACGACATTTGATCCGGACGATTCCATGCGCTTTCCGATGAACCCCGATAGGGAACATCGGGCCTGCTTTTGGCTCACTGCAGGCTGGTGATTGAGATCCGCTGTTCCACCAGCGGACGCCGTGCTCGAAGCTTCCAACATCGAGCGTTTCCCGTTGCTGATACCCGCCGGGATTAGGGCTAGAGAACAGGCCGCTTATGGCGGGGCGGCCTCACTGATCAGCTCAGTGCGATCGGGATGCATCGGGGTGTGATCTGTCGCGTCCAAGCCAGCCGCCGGGTTTAACGCCGCGTAACCGGTTTTCATCTACCCCCGCGCTGGGGCAGCTACTTTCTTAGCAGATCACACACCGATGCAGCCTGCGATGGGGAGCAGGGCATCGGGCAGTTAACGTCAGGCTGACGAGGTGTTGGTTGTAGTTTCGAAGGCATCGAGAACCGCTAGGTGCTCGGTGTCTCGAACGTCCACGCTGTTGGTAGACATTCCTTGCTCACGAATCAGGCGCAGACATTCCTTGCTGCCGGTCTCCAGCATCAGGCGTTCGTGTCTGCCGAAATGGTTGAACTGGCCGGAAGCCAGGTCAGCTAAGCGTTTCTCGTGGTGCAGTCGGTCGTAATGACGCTGCTGCTGTTGAAGGAGCATGGTCTTGCCCTCCAGGGCGGTTGGTTTCCCGGCAGCCACTCGTGGGAATGGCTGCGAGTGAAACCTGCCGCGACCCGCTACTGGCGTCAGTTGCGCGGCAATCTTCTGGTTGTTACTCCAGCCGCGGGCCTCTCGGCATTTCTTCCCGCTGGATAACTGTCTCGGCGCTTTACGCTGCACGCCCGGGGCAGTTGCCACCCCTCTGGACTGTTGAGGCCTGTCCATCGCTGCCTTTGAATTTCGGCCGGTGTCGATCCGGCAAGGTGTGTCACTAAAGAGCGGTGAGGCTTTAGGGCCTCCGCAGTCCTTCGTGAGCGACTGCTTGAGATGAACGATAAGCCAATGCCTAATTCTTGTAAATAGGTAATGCCTAACTTTTTCATGCGTGCCTAATCTGCTATCCGGGCTTGCATCATTCGATGGCTCGGGTAAGCTCTGTCTAATACTGGATGGATGTACAGTTAACGGAGGAAGGAATGGCCAAGCAGAAGAAGTCGGCGTCGCAGGCGCGCCAGGAGATGACCGGGCTGGAACGCTTGGGGCTGCGGGTCTCGTCGATGATCAATCACCCGATCGCGCAGACTCAGCGCTGGGTGACGATCCATCGCCTGGACACGGACGGCGACATGGAGTGGGAGGAGGTGATGGGCCTGCTGGCCGAGACACCCGAGTTGGAGCTGACGTTCAACGACGGCGAGAGCGTGACCGTTCGGTGGGAGCCGCAGAGCGCGGACGACCGAGACGACCCGGTCGCGGAAATGGACTGGGAGGAGGAGAGGGCGGAGGAGGAGGCGCCTTTCTGATCGAAAAAGGCCCTCTGAATGGTGACGGCGCACTGCTACAATGCGTCATCTCAAAACGGAGCATTGCAATGAAAAGGATTGCTACTGCAGCGTTTGTCGCCATGTTACTCAGCGGATGCGCAGCGGGCCCTACCTGGCAAGCAACCGGAAGCACGGATGAGTTCACCGACAAGACCACCATGATGGTTACCACAAGTGAATTTCCATCGTCCGGCTCAATCGTGACCAGGTCGCTCCATTTCTATCCAGTGGTGCGCAAGGAAGGCGATGAAATCTTCGTCGGGCTCATGTCCGGGGGCCGGTTCAAGATCCCAGTTGGGACAGTTCAACTGCGCATTGATCAGAATGAAGCCTGGACGATCACGCCACAGGAAACGCCCATTAGCATGATGCCTTCAGCGCCTCAATATGCCCTGAATCTTCCGCCCGAGCAGGCTGCCCTCGTTAAGCAGGCCCAGGATCAGGCAATGCTCAACGTGACCCAGCTGATGAGTCCATACACAGTGACTGGGGGCGAGAAGGCCAAGAAGATCCTGAAGCAGATGCTGGCCGGAAAAAACCTGAAGTACCGGACTGTAGGTATAAACCAGGCCGCATCAACCACTGGCGAGACTGTGATCGACCCATCGCTAGCCGAGTCTCTACGGCTGATCGGTATCGATCCGGCTTCTTTATAAAGCAGACAGCGAAAGCCCGCTTCGATAGCGGGCTTTTACTTTATGCAAGGCTACTTCGTCAGCATTTCTCGGGCTTGGGTACCATTTGAGATTGTAACGATTTTGGCAACCACCCCGCCTTGTGGCAGCAGGCCGTATTGAGAGGGGGCTTGCCAAGTGACGGTTGAGCTCAGGAAGTACTTCCCCGGTGGTACGTTGGAAAAGCTGAAGTTACCGCTGCCATCAGCTTGCGTAGTCAGCAGCCCTTGAGATGCACGCGGATCTGGGGCGGCGAGAGGCTGGCCGCCTAGATAATTCACGTCATACCACTGCTGGGTGTACGAGGTAACTGGCTGGAGGTGGACATCGCTTCCCGCGCCAAATTTAACGTCGCCGCCAACAGTTCGCATGAAGACCTGGCCGGTCAGTGAGCCGGTTCCGGTTTTGGGAAGCGCATCGTACTCGGCTACAGGAAATGGGACCCGTGGCACGGCTTGCTGCTGAGGAATGGCACATGCGGACAGGGCAAGAGTCAGTACCAAAGGTATCCATACTTTTTTCATCGTGAAGCAGACCTGTGTTGGTTTGGCCCATATCCTAACACTCTGGCCATCCGCCATCACGCAGGCAAAGAAAAGCCCGCACTGCTATGCGGGCTAACGTAGGGAAGCGGATGAGCCTTCACTGTGCAGAGTAGGGCATGAAAAAAGCGTGAAGGCATGAAAAAGCCCACCGAAGCGGGCTTCTATTCACTTTGCAGGTGCAGCTTTTTGAGCGGGATCTTTCACTGCCGACTGCTGCTGGACTTGTATTTTCTGAAGAAGCTTGAAGGTCTCCTCGCTTTGCAGCTTCGAGGCCTGGACTAGCTTTTCGATTCCTTGTTGGGTTTCGACTGAAGCCTTACCTGCATCGAAGAAGCCAGTAACGCTGCCAATAATCGTCGAGTTCACGCCCCAAATGCCGACTACCGTGGCAGCAGCTATAGCAAGCATCGCCCAAGCAGCGTTCCGGTTGGAGCTTTTAACTTCAGCCAATTTGCCATCGAGCTGCTTTTCGAATCCGTCAACTTTTTCGCTCATTCGGAGAACAGAAGAGCTCATAGCATCTAGCTTTGCATCGATGACAGTGTCACGGTCTTCGATGCGCTTATGCATCGCTTCAAAGCGCTCAGAGTACAGCTTATCCCGGGCCTCTTGCTCGCGGCGATAGGCGGCCTGCTCGCGTGCATTTGTATCAATCATCTGACTGATACGCCTATCCATCCGCTCTTCAAGGGCGGTTAGGGTGTTGCGAAGCTCTTCTGGGGTGATGTCTGTCATGCGAGCAGTATCTGCCTTCCTCTCCCGACTGTCACCAGCGTTTTGACGACCCTCATAAATCTCGTCATTCCCCACTGTATATCGGATTTGAGGGGTGTGCGCTTCAAAGCGCCGCTTGATATCCCCCTCCATGCTTGAGAATTTACTCATCGCAGCCCTCAGGTTGCGAGCTGGTTCCAGTGTCCGTTTTTGCCCGCTGAGTTGCCACCCACTCATCCACCACGATTGCGTTGTGAGCTCTCAAATACCCACATTTTTCGCAAAACATCATGTACATAGGCATAGCAAGCTCACGATTCATCACGTCCACTTCGAATCGCCAAGCGCCATGCGAATCAGATGCGCAAACCTTGAATTGGTCATGTTTGCAGCTGGGGCAGCTACCCTCGACTGTAACTTCGTTCAGGAACGAAATTAGCTCGTCAGAACTTGTTGCCCTGTCTTTTTCGTCTTCCATCGTCACTCCTTGGGCATAGATCGTCAGATAGGAATTGGCAGGTCATGAATCACCGGCACGCCAGACCACCTTGCCAATGATTTAGTGCCAGTTCCCAAATCAAACCAGGTGAGCATTCCAGACCAGCAGTACCCTGGCCTGGATGTAGGTCATGTCACGACGGATCATCCGATCCTTGTGCCGCGGGTTGTCCGAAATCATCTCGTAGTGCTCCTCATCAGCCACCTGCAGGCGCTTGATGTAGAGCAGGTCATCCCAGACGAAGAGGTAAATCCCGTCGCCCACGAATTCGCGAACGTTGATGTTCACGATCAGCGGGTCGCGGTGCTTGATGGTGGGCTCCATCGACTGGCCCCAGCCGGTGACAACCTTCAAGTGGAAGTGCTCTTCGAACTCAACACCCAGCTCGCGGAGATGGCTCGGGCTGACGCGGATGTCCTTGAGCATTTCCGGGTAGTCGTGCGTGGCCTGGCCGTTGCCCATGGCCGCACGCACGTCGTAGTGGGCAATCCGAACCTCATCCCCAACGAGCCCAGGGCGTGAGAAGTCGACGGTGATTACGTTGCCCTGGTCGGAAGCTTCAGCAGCTGCCATCAGCTGCGCACGAGCACTTTCCGGAAGGTTCTTTCCCTGCTTGGCGAGCATGTTGCGAACCATGTCCGCGGCCGAGGTTGGTGCCTGTTCTTCAACCACTACCGAGGCGACGTCCGGCAGGCTCTCGTAGGTAAAGCCTGGGCGCAGTCCCCAATGTTCAGGGCCTACAACGTCAGCGAAGTAGGCGATGACATCCATCAGCTTCGACTTGTCGATCCGGCCGTTTTTCACCCAGCCCTGTACCGACGGAGGCTTCACCTGGAAGTCGTCTGCGAGTTGTTTCTTCGATACGCCCTTGGCGATCCGCGCTGCCTCAATGGCTGCGCCTAATTCTGGTCCGGTAAGCATTGCCTAATTAGGCCTATCACGTTGCTGATTAGGCAATGACTTGTGCGCGATAAGGTAATGCCTTATATTCATCGATAAATCTCCAGGAGAGAACTCATGAAATCAGCAGAAGCAGCCAAGGAAGCATCCCGCGTGCTGGGCAGCCAGGCGGAATTGGCGCGCCGGCTGAATGTGGCGGCGCCGACCGTCAACCAATGGTGTTCAGGAGAGCGCACGGTCCCAGCCAAGCGCGCACTCCAGATTGAGGTGCTTACGAATGGCGCCGTGAATCGTGCCGACCTGTGTCCTTCGTTTCCGTGGAACCAGATCGACAGCAATTCGAACCACGCGCTTTCCGCCGCTTAACCACTTTCCCATGCAAGGAGCCACCACTCAATGAGCTACGACGATAGCCGCCATCTGAAAGACCGGGAGATTAAGTCTCGTTACGACGAGGACACCTACGAGGCTGTCAGGGCGGTTGCAAAGCTGCATCGCCTTCAACCAGCGGTGTTCGTGCGCATGTGTGTAGAGGAGAAGCTCGCTCTGCTGATTGCTCAGGATGATAACGAGACTGCGCACACGGCCTGAAGGCCCGCAAGGGGGACTCATGGCCGAAACGTTGATTTGTCACTGCCTCGAGGAGCGCTTCCACCGAAAGCTTGAAGAGATGGCGAGCAAAGCCGGGGTGACCCCCGAGCAGTACGCCGTCCAGTTAGTACGGGAAAGCCTCCTCGAGAAAACGAGGCCTAAAGGCGCCGGGAAACTCCGGCATCTGCCTCGGCCTTAAAAGGCCCTGAAAAGGGTAGGCCTGGCTACAGGCAGCGCAACCGGAATGGCGTCATTTTTCCGCGCATGCGCGGATCGGTGCCCATGGGCTTCGCACTATCAAAGTACGAACCCCGGGCACAAAAAAACCGCCTGGCGGGGCGGTTTCTTCTAATACTGCTTCGAGGACGATTATGCATACCTCCTTCCCTCATGTACAGGCCCTCTCCAGGGCCGCTCCACAAAATGCGAACCACGATTTTGTGGCGCGCACGATGTCGTCGCGTGAAATCGCCGAACTGACTGGTAAGCAGCATCAGCATGTCAAGCGTGACATCGAGAAGATGCTCGGCGACCTGAAAGAAGATGCGTCCAATTTTGGACAGATCTATTTCGACTCACAAAACCGGGCTCGGCGCGAATACTGTCTGGACCGCGAGCACACCGACTGCCTGCTCACAGGCTACAGCGCCGCTATGCGCATGGCCGTCATCAAGCGCTGGCGAGAGCTCGAAGCCCAGAATGCGCCTGCCGCCCCCGCCGACCTCAGCAAGCTGGAAATCCTCCAGATGGCCCTGGAGTCGGAGAAAGCCCGCGTCCTGCTCACCGTCCAGGTCGAGGCCCAGGCCAAGAAGATCGACCACCTGGAGAACCTGTTCAAGGAAGGCATGAGCCACGTCCAGTTCTGCAAGGGCCTCAATGGGGTCAACGTGATGCAGGTCGGCCATTTCCTTGAGCGCCGCAACTGGCTCTTCAACGAGAGCAAGTCCGGTACCCGATACCGCGTCGCCGCCTATGCCCGCGACAAGTACATGACCGAACACCAGCAGGAGATCACCCCGCACGGGAAAGAGGCGTTCATCACCTACACGCCCATCCTGCTGCGCAAGGGCGCCGTGCGCCTGTACGAGCTGTACCTGGCCGGCGAGCTGCCCATGAAGAAGAACTGGAACGGCCTGCACACCCACGACAAGGCCGTGCGGGGTGCAGCATGAAGACCTACCCGCTGAGTATCGAATCGGTAGGTGAGGACACTTACATCGTCATGAGTCGTGGCCACCACGACCTGGGACTTTTCATGGCCGAGGCGGTGAAGGAGCGGCCGCGCTGGTGCTTGGGCGGCCCTGAGCACGTATGGGTCAAAACTCTTCCTGGCCGGGGTAGCTACGTCAGCTTCTACCACTTCGTGCCGCAGAGTACTCGAGGTTCGTGGCCGGCGACCTACTGCTACGAGTACGGCGAGGGCTACGAGCGCTACAACGGCATGGCCGAGGAGCGTGCCCAGTGAGCATGGAACTGATGGTCAAGGCCATGAAGACCAAGGTGGGCAATCCGCTGCGCAAGCTGGTGCTCATCAAGCTGGCCGACAACGCGAGCGACCAGGGAGAATGCTGGCCGTCGTATCAGCACATCGCCGATCAGTGCGAGATCAGCAAGCGCTCGGTCATGAACCACATCAGCACCCTGTGCGGTGCCGGCCTATTGCGCAAAGAGATCCGCAAGGGTGGCCCTAAGGGTAACTCCTCGAACGTCTACTACCTGACGTTGAGTGGTGCAGCAGATTCACTAGGGGTAGTGCAGGAGATTCACCAGGGTAGTGCAGCAAGTTCACCCCCTAGTGCAGCAGATTCACTAGGGGGTAGTGCAGGAGCTGCACCCAGAACCAGTCACTCTTTTGAATCAGTAAAGGAACCAGTCACTGAACCAGTTGCGACCCAGGCTGAAGCCGTGGTCGCGGAGGGTATCGTGGTTCCGTTTACGGCTCAGCAGCCGCGCTGCGAAATCCCTGCAGATATGCCAGGGCCGAAGGACCAGTCCTGCAAAACGTTCAAGGCCTGGGCGAACTATGCCATGGCCTACCGCAAGCGCTACCACGCATGGCCGGTATGGAACGCCAAGGCAGGCGGGCAGGTTGGGCAACTGATCAGCCGGCTCGGCATTGACGTTGCCCACCATGTGGCCGCGTACTTCCTGACGATTAACGACGCACGCTTGATTAACGGCTGCCACAACCTGGGCGACCTGCTGGCTAAGGCCGAGGCCTACCACACCCAGTGGGTGACCAACCGCCAGATGAACGCCACGATCGCCCGCCAGCAGGAGCAGACCCAGGCCAATATCAACGCGGCCCAGGAAGCGGCTGATGCTATCCGCAACCGTCAGCGAGGTAAGCGCAATGCTTTCCTCTGACGAACAAGCCGAACTGGCCGTAGCTATCTGCGCTACTGCCGAGGCAATGGGGCAGGCAATCAGCGCTGGAGGCGCTGAGCTGATCGCTGAGGACCTTTCGGCCTACGAGCCGGACGTGATCATTGGTGCACTGCGCGCATGCCGTAGAGAGCCTGCCGGGCGCCTTTCGCTCGGCATGGTCCTCAAGCACATCCACGCGGCCGACACGCGTCCAGGGAAGGATGAGGCGTGGTCAATTGCTCTGGCTGCCAGTGACGAGCATGAAACCGTTGTGCTCACCACTGAAATCCGCCAGGCCATGATCGCCTCCGAGCCAATCCTTGAAGCCGGCGACAAGGTCGGCGCACGGATGGCGTTCATGAGCGCCTACGAGCGCCTGGTCAGCTTCGCTCGCGCCGAGGACCAGCCGGCCAAGTGGGAGGTGTCGCTGGGATATGACGCTGGGCGCCGAGTGATGGCTATCGAATCCGCCGTCCGCGCGCAGCTCATCACCCAGGAAACCGGGGCCAAGTACCTGGCCGACCTACGCATAGCGCCAATCACGGATGACGGCCAGGCCATTGCCGGCCTGCTGACTGGGGAGGTGCAGCCGCAGGCCAGCGCCAAGACACGTGAAAAGCTCGCCGAGGTGCGCTGCATCCTCAAAGCGGCCAAGGCCAAGAAAGACCGCGAGTGCGCCAAGGAAGACCAGCGCCGCCGCATCGAAACCTATCTGCGCAAGCGGCAGACACGCGTCGCCATTGCTCAGTTGAACATCAAACGCGCCGGGCAGCCGGCCGGGGAGGGCGTATGACCGTCGACAAGAAAAAACTCCAGCCCTTGCTTTGGTCCGTTGTGGCGTCCTGGCGGTCGGGTAGTGATGCCTTTGAGCGACACACCGATGCGCTGGACAAGTTCCTTGGTGAGACGACGGTTGAGGAGGTCGCCCTTGGCCTGCTCGACGAGATCAGCCAACTCACCGCTCGGGTGCGCGCCGCGGAGAAGCAGCTGCAGGAGGTGGCGGCATGACGGAGAAGATCAGCGTCAACAGCCAGGCCAAGCTCTCCGAGGCCGTAACCATGCTCACCCGTATGTTCCGCGAGAAGAAGTTCGTCGTGGTCAGCATGCGCCCGGGCAAGGACCGCACCCTGGACCAGAACGCATTGTGGTTTGCGATGTACGACCGCATCGCCAAGAGCACTGAGATGGGTGACATCGAGGACGTCCGCCGTTACTGCAAGCTGCACTTCGGCGTGCCGATCATGCGCGCCGGCTGCGAAGAGTTCCGCACCGGCTGGGCCGAGTCATTCATCCACCTGCCGTATGAGGTGAAGCTTCGCCTGATGGGACCGTGCGCGATGTTCGGGCCGGATGGCTTCCCGGTCACCCGGCTGTTCGACCGGGCCCAGGGCTGCCAGTACACCGACCGCATCGTGGCCGAGTTCGCGCCGCAGGGCGTGGTGTTCAGTGACCTGCTGAGCGAGGAGGCGGCATGACACTGGCCAAGGAAATCAAACCGAAGAAGTGCAAGGCCCCAGGTTGCGGCAAGCACTTCAAGCCGGCCATGACCACGCAGAAGGTGTGCAGCATTGCCTGCGCCAAGGCCATGGCCAAAGATCCGAAGCTGCAGAAGATCGCGGCCAAGGCCATCACCAAGCAGGCCCGCCAGGACCTGCAGGAGCGCCGGGAGAAGCTGAAGACCAAGGGTGACCACCTGCGGGAGGCTCAAGCCAGTTTCAACGCATACATCCGCGAACGGGACCGCCTCGCCGGGTATCCATGCATCTCCAGTGACCGCCCGCTCGACTGGAACGGTAACGCCGTAGATGCCGGGCACTATCGCAGCATAGGGGCGGCGCCACACCTCCGCTTCGATGAAAACAACTGCCACGCCCAGTCGAAGCACGACAACCGGTACCTGTCGGGCAACGTGGCGGAGTACCGCATCGGGCTCATCAAACGCATCGGCCTGGAAGCTGTAGAGGCCCTGGAAAGGGACCAATCAGTCCGGCGCTACACGATCGAAGACCTGCAGGCCATCAAGGCCCTGTACAGGCAAAAACTCAAAGACCTACGGAGGGCAGCAGCATGACACCAGCATGGGCATTTCTGATTTTGGCGGTGCTGATCGTGGTGTCGGGCGGTGCGCTGTCCTGGGCCGGTGCGGTACGGCGCAAGCGCAGCTCCGAAGACTTCATCACGAAAAAGGACAAGCGAGCAGGGGGTAAGCCATGAAGTACCAGAGCGTTTTGGCGGCGGTAGTGCGTGCCCTTGCGGCAGAGACCATGAGTGGCGTATGTGGCGGCGACTTCGAGCCGAAGGTCCAGGCCTCGAAGCTGAAGGGGGAGATCGCCGGCAAGGATGCGGCGATGCTGGTGGATTGCTGGGTGCACGCCCGCCTGCACAGCAAGCTGATCCCGCGGCACTGGAATGCACTGACGGCCAGGTTCTCGACCCACAAGGCCAAGAAGGTGGATGCGATCGGCAAGCTGGTGCCGCTGATCGCTACCCAGGCGCCGAACCTGTTCCGGTACAAGGCGGTCACCGCCTGGGCCATTCCGCCGGTGAAAGGCGTGCAGGCGCAGTCGGGGCATGAGGTGGCCAGTCGGGCCGCCCGCGAGCGTGCAGAGTTCGATTCGCTGCACGCTGGCCTGATCCAGCACTTGGCGAATGGGGTGATGCCCGAGGATGCTGGCCAGGCGCGCCGGGAACAGTACGTGAAGCGCTCCACCGACATGATCGTCCTGCCGGCCGAGTTCTACGACATCAACACCTGGGACAATCAGGGACTCAATAGGACCACTTACTGGCGCTGGAAGAAGGCGATCGAGAAGGTGTTGGATGAGATGGTTGCAGAGGCCCTGGCCGCAACTGGCAAGATTCTGGAGGACGAAGGCATTTTGATGGCAGATGCCGCTTGACACCCGTGCAACGATGCAACATCATTTGTTCATCCTGTCATTCCTGCGTGTGTGAGGAATGGTGACCGAGCACTGGCATGCGGTTATGTCACACCCGGGTGGTTGTTGATGGTAGTGGGTCTTTTGGTTCTGTTCGTTATCTGGTTCCTACAAGCACTCACTGATTCACCTAAAGCAGTACAACAACTTGGACAAGAAGGGGAAAAACGTATGTGTGAGGCTATTACTAAAGCAAGTGTCAATCTCGCAGCAAATGCTTCTACAGCCTACTACGTCAACAACCTGCCCGCAGTAACCATTGGGGCCGACTGAGAGTTCTCAGGGGCCCAGAAGAGCACCAAGCCACTTGTCCGGCTGCCTCAATACGAAACCCGGCTTCAAAAGCCGGGTTTTTTATTGTCCGAAAAAGCCCTGATGAGGGCCTGCACCTGGCATCTTCTTCTGACCGGAACCGCTTCCGCGGATTCAGAAATCTGATTTTCTGAAGGTTTGGTCGCCCGACTGGTCATTTCGGATCGTTAGTTCGCCACCCGACACCGAGTAGGTGGTTGTGGCGTCGCCTTCTGAATAACGGTTCCGCCAGCGCCCCCAGGTCCGGGTGTCGTTCAAGAACGTTGACCAAACGACACTGTCGGCGCTCACCTGGCATCGGTATCTGAACGAGTCTCCGTCAGGACGCTTGTAATAGATCTCGGGTACCGCGCCCTGCGATCTGGTCTTCATGGCTTTGGTGGGTCGGCTCATTTCCACGGAAATCGCAGCCTTGCAAATTTCTACGCTTGTGAAGTCGCTTGCTTGCGAGCTCGAAGCCAGGCCCAGCGCTGCGAGCGATACAGCCACCATATACTTTTTCATGCCCTTGTCCTCAGAGTTGGCGAAGGGATTCTACATGCCCCTACGGAGTCGAGCGCATGGAGCTTTTTCACCGCCTGCTCGATAAGCTCGACTGGGCTATTGCGGGCCTACTGGGGGCCTTGGTTGCCACCCGGTGGCATAAGGACGATCTGACGGACCGGAAGGCCTGGATTCTGTTCTTGCTCACCGGCATGGCCTGCGCCCACTACCTCACCGGCATGGTGAGCGGGTACTTCGGCATCACCGAGCCTCGTAGCGTGGCCGGGGTAGGGTTCCTGCTCGGCACCTTCGGAGGCTCGCTCATCGCCGCCGTTACCCGAGCGATCAAAGCCGCCGATCTGTGGTCTGTCATCAGGTCCAAGTTCGGAGGGCCTACCCCATGATTCTCGAATACATCAACGCGATCGCCGCCGGCATCATCGCGCTGTGGGCGTCCTGGGCAGTCCTGAGTGGGAAGGTGCGAGACGGGGTGATCGGCAAGATCCTGTACTCGATCATCGCGCTGAGCGGCTACGCCATCCTGGCCCGCTCGGATCGGATGTTCTTCACGCCAAACACTGCAGGCGTAACGATGCACGTTGCCTTGGCCCTCGCTGGGGTGCGCCACATGTTTGTGGTCACCTACTGGCCGCGGGTCAAGCGCTGGATCTGCCGGCGCCTGGCGTGCGACATGTGCAAGCCGGCTGAGTGATCCGCGCCTTGAAATCGAGTGGATTCATTTCGCGGCGCGGGGTGCCAGTCACCACCAAATGACCAGACTCCGAGGTAATGGTTGTATGCCCCGGGCTTATACCGTCGAGTCATTTGATGGTGTTGGTGTGCCGCAGTCTATTGCGGCATACCTTGATCAGACAGCGGCAGGGGGTCGGTTAATCATGTCGATGACTGCCACGATGTCGAAAGCAGTGCGGCTTTCATGGCTGTTGCCTTGGAAGTTCACGGTCCCTGTCGTGACAAAAATATTCATGATCAAGCCGCATACGAACTTGAACTGATGCTGGGTGGCGGTTGGATGGCTCTCTTTAACGTCCGGGTGCTTCTGCCTGACGACGCTGATGAGAAAATTCGGGTCATTACACTTGATAGCCATTTTTATTACTCATTGGTTGGTTGGGGTGCAGACCAACGAGCGGCGTAACGCTTGAGCCCTCCTTGGCCGGCTATCTATACATGATGGCACACAGACACTATTTCAAGCGCAGAGGCATATAAATGTTCAGGCCAATGCCGCCGGCCGATCTACTCGAATCACTATGGCTCACCCTACGCCCGGCTCCCGAGATATGGGGCTGGATAGGCCAAGAGATCCTGGCCACCGCAGGCAGGATTCACAACGAAGACCATGCGCACCTTATCGACGCCAACATCGGCGTGCTCTGGGCATCCACTGGTTTCGCCAAACAGGGGCGGGTAGTTCTCGGCCAGGCTGAGCAACTGATGTTCCGTGCTGGCGGATGGCAGAAGGCTCGGCAAGAACAGCAGATGCGGCAATGGTTCGGCGAGGAGCCGGACTACCTCATAACTCTGGCCGCCGACTACTGCTCCCAGTGCACCGATGCTGAGTTTTGCGCCCTGGTCGAACACGAGCTGTACCACATCGCCCAGGCGACCGATGAGTTCGGCGCTCCCAAGTTCAGGCAGGACGGAATGCCCAAGCTCTACCTGCGTGGCCACGACGTCGAAGAGTTCGTCGGGGTGGTGAGGCGCTACGGTGCCAGCGAAGAAGTTCAGCAGCTGATGGACGCTGCAAGCCGGCCGCCTGAGGTGGCCAAGATCAACATTTCGAGGGCCTGCGGAACCTGTCTGCTCAAGTCGGCCTGATGTGAGACAGGCATGAGACGGAATCCAACCTATGGCAGCCCTGACAAGCGATGTAAAAGCCTTCATCGTTCAGGCTTTGGCGTGCTTTGACACGCCTACCCAGGTCTCACAAGCCGTCAAGCAAGAATTCGACATCGACGTGACCCGTCAGCAGGTCGAGCAGCACGACCCAACCAAGCGTGCTGGGGCGAACCTGGCGGCCAAATGGCGAACGCTATTCGAGGACACCCGCAAGCGTTTCCGCGAAGAAACCTCTGAGATTCCCATTGCCAACCGGGCATTCCGGCTGCGTGTGCTTGGGCGGATGGCCGAGAAGGCCGAGAACATGAAGAACATGGCCCTGACTGCCCAGCTTCTGGAGCAGGCGGCCAAAGAGGTCGGCGATGTCTACGTGAACCGCCAGACCAAGAACGAGAATCCCCACGATAACGTGCCGCCCACCCGGGTGCAGGTCGATGTGGTGGATGCGAGGAAGCCTGATGCCGTCGCTTAACGTGCCCCAGGCCAACTTCCTCCGGATGGAGAACAAGTTCCGCGGCTTCGTGGCCGGGTTCGGCTCGGGCAAGACCTGGGTCGGCTGTGCCGCGCTGTGCAAGCACGTGTGGGAGTGGCCCCGGATTGACTCCGGCTACTTCGCCCCGACGTACCCGCAAATCCGCGATATCTTCTTCCCGACCATTGAGGAGGTCGCCTTCGACTGGGGCCTGAAGGTCAAGACGAAGGAGAGCGACAAGGAGGTCGAGTTCTACAGCGGCGGCCAGTACCGCAGCACGACCATCTGCCGCTCGATGGAGAAGCCGCAGACCATCGTCGGCTTCAAGATCGGGCACGCCCTGGTCGACGAACTCGATGTCCTGCCCGCGCTGAAGGCCGAACACGCCTGGCGCAAGATCATTGCCCGGATGCGCTACAACGTGCCTGGGTTGAAGAACGGCGTGGATGTGACGACCACCCCCGAGGGGTTCAAGTTCGTCTACCAGCAGTTCGTGAAGCAACTGCGCGAGAAGCCGGCCCTGCAGGGCATGTATGGCCTGGTGCAGGCCAGCACGTTCGACAACGAGCTGAACCTGCCGCCCGACTACATCCCGTCGCTGATGGAGTCGTACCCGGCCCAGCTGATCCTGGCCTATCTGAACGGCCAGTTCGTCAACCTGAACTCCGGGTCGATTTACCACGCTTACGACCGGAAGCTGAACTCCTGCTTCGACACCGTAGAGCCTGGAGAGCCCCTGTTCATCGGCATGGACTTCAACGTCGGCAAGATGGCGGCGATCGTCCATGTCAAACGGCCTGACGGCAAGCCCAGGGCAGTGGATGAACTGATCGATGGCTTCGATACCCCGGACATGATCCGGCGGATCAAGGAGCGCTACTGGCGGCACAACGGACGGGACTACGCGAAGACCTGCGAGATCAGGATTTACCCTGACGCCTCTGGCGGGTCGCGCAAGTCGGTGAACGCCAGCGAGACCGACATCGCCATCTTGCGCCAGGCCGGCTTCAGCGTGATCGCCCCCGACGCCAACCCGCCGGTGAAGGACCGTATCAATGCCATGAACGCGATGTTCTGCAACGCGAACGGCGAGCGCCGATACCTGATCAACCCGCTGCGCTGCCCTACCTATGCGGACGGGCTGGAGCAACAGGTATGGGCCGCCAACGGCGAGCCTGACAAGAAATCCGGCGTGGACCACGCGAACGACGCGGGCGGCTATTTCATCCACCACGACTACCCAATTGAACGACCGATCTTCACGACCCAGTCCCTGAGAATGTGAATATGAGCGATAACCCGAGCATCACGCTGCCCGCTGTCGACGCGATGCGCGCCTACTGGGCCGTGATCTCGCCGCTCATGGGCGGAACCATGGCAATGCGCGCCGCGGGCAAAGCCCTGCTGCCGCAGTACCCAGCCGAAGACGACGAAGCCTACAAAGAGCGCCTGCGCCTTTCAACGCTGCTGCCGGCGTACTCCGAGACCGTGGGCAACATGACCTCCCGAGTGTTCGCCGAGCCGCTGCAGGTGGGCGACGATGTGCCAGAGGCCATTGTCCAGATGACCACGGACATTGATCACGCCGGCAACGACCTGAATTCCTGGGCGGTTGGCTTCTTCACCGAGGGGCTGAGCCACGGTCTGTGCCATGCCTTCGTCGATCACCCGCCCGCGGGCGAACTGAAGACCCAGGCCGACGAGCAGGCCGCCGGTGTTCGCCCCTATGTGGTGATGGTGAGGCCTGAGCAGGTGCTGGGATGGCGCTCTAAGGGCGGCGTGCTGACCATGGTCCGCTACATCGAGGTGGTCGAGGAAGAGGATGGGGAGTTCGGCGCCAAGTGCATCGAGCAGATTCGCGTGCTGGAGCCAGGATCATGGCGAACCTATCGCAGGTCGGCCAAGGCCGTACGGGGCAAGCAGTCCGCAGATGGCGGTACCTGGGAGCTGCACGAGGAAGGCACCAACAGCCTGACCGCGATCCCATGGGTCACGTTCTACACGGGCCGGACCGGCTTCATGACGGCCAAGCCGCCGCTGATTGAACTGGCACACCTGAACGTGAAGCACTGGCAGAGCCAGAGCGACCAGGACAACATCCTCCACGTTATCCGCGTGCCGATCTTGGTGCGCATCGGCATCCAGACCCAGTACGACAACCAGGGGAAGGTGATCCCGCCAGAGTTCAAGGTGGGCACCGGCCAGCTGACCGATCTGCCCAAGGATGGTGACCTCAAGTACGTCGAGCACACCGGCCAGGCCGTTGAATCTGGCCGCACGGCACTGCAGGACCTGATCAACGAGATGCGCATGACCGGGGCAAAGCTGCTGACGCCGGACAAGACGTCCACCAAGACCGCCACCCAGGCGGAGGATGAGGCGGCGCAGGAACTGTCCCCGCTCGCACGCATGGCGCACCACTTCGCCGACTGTCTGGCGCAGCTGCTCCAGTTCATGGCCGATTATCGCGGCTTGGGCGATGGCGGAACCGTCGAGATGCGCGGCAATTTCGATGTCGACTACATGCCGGAGGTGTCGCTGCCGACGCTGGTGTCCATGGCCAATGCCGGGATGATCAGCAAGGAGACGCTGTTCACCGAGATGCAGCGGCGCGGAGTGATCAGTGATGAGTACGACTGGGAAGAGGAGCTGGCGAAGATTGAGGCCCAGGGCCCGGCCCTCGGTACGCTGTGATGAAGACGGCCAACGAGAAGCTGCTGGACGAGCTAATCGGCCATGAGGTTGACCTGTCCAGGCTGAGCAACAGCCAGGTCGTGGCGATCATCAGGATCCTGAACAGCAAGGATGCCGATCTGCGGGCCGCCCTGATTGAGGCGATCGAGAACCTGGGGGCGGATCTCTCGGCTGCAGCCGTGGATATCGCACTGTCAACGGTACTGCGGATCAACCAGCAGACCTTCGTCGAGATCCGCCTGGCTATGTACCAGGTGACCGACGGGCTGATCAGCTACGAGTTGGCGTTCCAGCAGAGCGCGCTGCGGGCCGTTCTCCCGACTCTGGTGCAAGAGGCATATCCGGTCGTCTCCCCGGCGTTCAGTGTAGTGAAGGCGATCGCACAGGCGCGACCGTTCCAGGGTCGCCTGCTGAGGGAGTGGATGGCCGGCATCGAGTCCAGCCGTGCTGCGGCAGTGCGCGACGCTGTACGCTCGGGCGTGGTCGAGGGGCGTACCACTGCCGAGATCGTGCGCACGGTCATGGGCAGCCGGGCTCAGCAATACGCCGACGGCGCCCTCCAGAAGGCCAGGCGCGACGTTCAGGCGGTAGTGCGGTCTGCGGTATCCCACACGGCTGAGACAGCCAGCGACGCAGCGTACGAGGCAAACAGCGACATCATCAGCCACGTTGAGTGGCTGAGTACGCTGGACAACCACACATCAAGCGACTGCCGGATACGTGACCGACTGCCGTACACGCTGGGCAACTACAAGCCCATCGGCCACACGATCCCGTGGCTGGCCGGGCCTGGGCGCATCCACTTCTGTTGCCGGTCATCCAAGGTTCCAGTGCTCAAGAGCGCCAAGGCCTTGGGCTTCAGCGACGGCGCAACGCGGGCGAGCATGGACGGGCAGGTTCCGGATTCGACCACTTATGCCGAATGGCTGAGCAAGCAGTCAGCAGCGCGCCAGGATGAGATCCTAGGCCCGGAGCGTGGCCGGCTGATGCGTGAGGGCGGGCTGAAACTCGGCGCGTTCTACAACGACAAAGGGAAGTTTCTTACCCTTGACCAACTGCGTGAGCGCTTGAAGTAGCCCGCATTACGATTTCGTGTGGCTATGCCAAGTTATCGTAAACAAGCCGTTCTTCTCTCGCTGTATTTGCTCATCAGGTCGTAGTACGCCTTGGGCCAGCCTGACATTGCAGTAGTCGCTTGTTCTATTGACGCAAGCTTTTGCTCTGTCGTGCGAGCCATCAACCCGAGCTGTATAACCCCGGCCAGCTTGTAGGTTGGGGCCGCAAGCTCGACCGGCGAATACGCAGTAAAGCGCATGGCCTTATCTAGAACGTCTTGAGCCAAAGAGTGAAAACCCTCTGGTGTTAAGTTCGGGGCCTGAGACTTGCTGCCCATGGCTGCAATGCTTGCCAAGAGCAGTTCGGCTTTCTGTCGAATGAGCATTTCCTGCTCGTCTACGCGTTTTATGCAGCTTTCAGCGGCAGCTTGCTTTGTCGACCGATAGCTGGCGTACCAGGTCATAACGCCGCCAGAGAGAGTCACAACTAGTCCCAACACAGTAATGAGTGTGGGCCATCTAACGCTCGTTGCATTTTCAACCATCAAACCATCCTCTTGAATCCGGCTGTTTTGGACGGGCAGAAGGCTAGCTCTGATTTTTTTAAGTGACTACCACGCAGCCTCGGTTAGTTCCGGGGTTTTTTATGCCTGCAGTCCGGATGGGCGGGGCGCAACTGGGGCCGGATGGCTCACCAACTGGCCGGATGGCCCAGAGAGACGACATGAAACTCAAAACCGTTGAAGTGGATGGCAAGCAGTACGCCGTGATCGAAGATGGCAAGCCGGTCTACGTCGAGGACGATGGCAAGGAGGTCGCCTTCGACGCTGTAGGCACCCGCAACACTATCACCCGGCTGAATGCCGAAGCGAAGTCGCACCGCGAGCGCGCCGACGGCTTCGAGAAGACCGCCAAGGCGTTCGAAGGTATCGAGGATGCCGCGGCTGCCAAGAAAGCCCTGGAGATCGTCGCCAACCTCGACGCCAAGAAGCTGGTGGATGCCGGCGAGATCGAGAAGGTGAAGGGCGAGATCAGCAAGGCCTTCCAGACCCAGCTCGACGAAGCCAACACCAAGGCGCAGGGCTTCGAGCAGCAGTTGTATGCCGAAAAGATCGGCGGCAGCTTCGCCCGCTCCCAGTTCATCGCCGAGAAGATGGCGGTACCGGCCGACATGGTCCAGGCCACCTTTGGCAGCAGCTTCAAGATCGAGGAGGGCAAGGTCGTCGCTTATGACGCCCAGGGCCAGAAGATCTTCAGCCGCAGCCGCCCAGGCGAGCTGGCCGACTTCAACGAAGCGCTCGAAACCCTCGTCTCGCAGTACCCCCATCGCGACCACATCCTGAAGAGTTCCGGCGCCAATGGTGGCGGCGCTCCGAATGGCGGTGGCAGCACCAAAACCACCAAGGGCAACTTCGGCGGCACCAAGGCAGAGCGCCTGGAAGCCATGAAGGGCCTGATCGCAAGCGAATAAGGAGGCCCAATGGCCCTTTCGAACATGAAGGTGTTCAACGAATACCTTCGCCACGCCACCATCGAAACCCTGACCCAGGATGTCGACAAGTTCAATGCCGCCTCGGCTGGATCGATTCGCCTGACCACTCAGGGCATCGACGGTGACTTCCTGCAGGAATCGTTCTGGGCAGGCTTGCACGGCGCTCAGCGTCGCGTTGACCGCTACGCCGCGAACGGCAGCCAGGCGGCGACCCCGCTGTCGCAGAAGCAGTACGACTCGGTGAAGATCGCCGGAGGCTTCGGCCCGATCCTGTGGGAGCCTGCACAGCTGTCCTGGGTGCAGAAAAACCCCGAGGAAGCGCTGGAGGTCATCAGCCGCAACCTGTCCGAAGCAATCGTCTCGGACCAGCTGAATACTGCCATCGCCGCCTTGGTCGCAGCCATCGGCAACCAGCCGGGCGCGCTCAACGACGTGTCGGCAACCGCTGGCGTCGATTACATCGCCATCAACGGTGCCCACGCGCTGTTCGGCGACGCTTCGGCACGGCTGATCGCTCAGGTCATGACCGGAGCCCAGTACCACGCCCTGATTGGCAAGAACCTGGCCAACAGCCAGCAGCTGTTCCAGGCCGGTGGTGTTCTGGTCGTCGACGTCCTGGGCAAGGCGGTCATCGTCACCGACGCCCCGGCGCTGTACGAGGCCGGCACCCCGAACAAGCAGAAGGTGCTCAGCCTGGCCGACGGTGCGGCCATGGTTATGGATGGTTCCGACCTGATCACCAACATCGAGACCTCCAACGGCAAGGAGCGCATCGAGACCACCATGCAGGCCGACTACACCTTCGGCCTGGGCCTCAAGGGCTACACCTGGGACACCGCCAACGGCGGCAAGTCGCCGACCAACTCCGAACTGTCCACCGGCACCAACTGGGACCTGGTGGCGAGCAGCATCAAGGGTTCGGCCGGCGTCATGACCATCGGCGACGCCACCAAGTAACCGGTACTGCGCCCTTCGGGGCGCCATCCTAAGGAGATCGCCATGAGCGAGAGCATCATTTACGAGCGGCACCCGGTCTCGGCAGAGCGCAAGAACTACCTGCGTCGCAAGGGCTACAAAATCATCGACGCCAAGTTCGCTCCGGAGGGCTATGAGCATCCCGAGCCGATCAAGGAGGGTAAAGCCTCCAAGGCCAGCAAGTCCGCTGCTGAAAAGAAAGCTGTTGAAGAAGCCGAGCTGAAGGCAAAGCTGCAGGCCGCGCTGACCGATAAGGGCATCCAGTTCGCCCCTGACGCCAGCCTGGAAGACCTGCAGAAGCTGCTGGGCGAGGCCGCGTAATGACGACCTACATCGGCATCGAGCAGGTGGACGCACTGCTGGGCCAGACCTGGGCGCCGGATGAAAAGAAGGCGCGCGCGGTGCTGATGGCCAACACCTGGCTTACCAACCAGGGCCTGCCCGAGTTCGACACGGTTCCCGCCGATGTCGTGCAGGCAGGCGCGGAGGTGGCGGTGGAGGCGGCAGCAGGCAACCTGTACCAGGCGAAGGAAACCGGCGTGCTGAGCAAGTCCGTAGATGCTGACGGCGTGTCGAGCAGCAAGACCTACTCGAGTACGTCCAAGGCCATCAGTGCGGGCGAATCCTTCGCCTTGGCCCTGTTGGCGCGGTATCTGGGTACCGGTCAGGTCAAGATCGTCAGGGGGTGACATGGGGCTTCGAAGCGAGTTGCAGGCCGATCTGGGGCGAGCCTTCGATACGGACCTGGCCGACGCGGTGACGGCGGTGGATGGCAGCCGGTCGGTGCCTGGGGCGTATGACCCCGAGAAGGGCGGGAATACGCCGGCGACGACGCTGCACTATGCCGGCCGCGGTGTCTTCGGCCAGTACAGGGCCCGGGAGATCGACGGTACACGCATCCTGGCGTCAGACGTGCGCCTCAAGGCGCTGCAGAACGAGTTGCTCATGAAGGATGGCGACGCGGTCACGGAAGAGCCTGCCACGCCCGCCATGGGTGACCGCATCAGCGGCTACCGGGTGATGGATGTCGGGCAGGACGCGGCCAAGGCCACCTGGACCATTCAGCTGAGGAAGTGACCATGCCCCGCGGCTCGAATATGACCAGCCGCTACGGCGGCCTGGACGGAGGATTCACCGCGCAACTGGAACAGTTTGCAGAGGCGGCCAAGGAGGCGATGGACCTGACCTTCCGCGAGGTTGTGATCATGGTTGGCCGCAGGTTGGTGACCATGTCGCCGGTCGGCAATCCTGATCTCTGGAAAGTGAACGTCGAGGCTCAGGGCAGCGCAGCTGAGCAGATCGCGGCCTACAACGCGAAGGCGGCGGCCATCAACGCCGGCATTACGTCCGACCAGGCTAACTACACCAAGAGCGGCAACCTGAAGGGCGGCCTGCGGTTACGCAAGCCACTGACCAAGCGGGAGGAGCGCGAGAACTTCGGGTTTGGCGTTCGAAGGGTTGGCCAGGGCTATGTGGGTGGACGCTTCCGCAGCAACTGGCAGCTCACCACCGGCGTCCCCGCTGTAGGCGAGATCGAGGACGTCGAAAGCGCCGGAGAGACGCTGGACAGGCTTCTTCTGGCTGCCGGTGATCTCTCCGCTGGCGAGGTCGCCTACATCGTCAACAACCTGCCGTATGCCATCCCCCTGGAGTACGGCCACAGTTCACAGGCGCCTGGCGGCATGGTGCGCGTCACCGTCGCCGACTTCCAGCGCATCGTCGAAGAAGCCATCAGGACACATCGAGCATGAGCCAAGCACGTGCCAGACAGGCCATCGAGATCAAGTTGATGGCCTGGGCCTCGGCGCGCCCTATTCGGGTCGCGAACTTCGAGCAAGGATTCGAGGCCGGGCCCGACGAAACCTATCTGCAGGCATTCCAACTGCCGGCGGGCACCACCTGCCGCTACCTGGGCGGCGAGGCCTACGAATACACCGGTGTCTACCAGGTGAGCATCGTCTGCCCTGCGGGCCAGCCACTGGCAACCGCGGAGACACTGGTCGATGAGCTTTCGAGCCTCTTCCGGGTTGATTCGTCGCTCAGTCGCAACGGCTTCGAGGGCCTGGTCACCGAACCGGTTGACCAAGGCCCAACCATCACCGAGTCGGCAACCTACACGGTTCCGGCCAGCTTCACCTACCGCGGTGTCGCGGAGCAACCGCCCGCTGGGGCATAACCAACCGCCGCCCGGCGGGCTATCAAGAGGAAACACAACATGGCCGCACGCTTCCCGCTGCCAAACGGCGCCGTGCTGGAAATCGCACGCGTCATCGGCGCCGCCGTCCCGTTCACCGCGCTATCCAACGCAAAGCCGCCGGTTGCTACCGCAGTCGGCCACAACATCGCGAACGGCGACATTCTGCTGGTTAACTCCGGCTGGGCGCTGATCAACGACCGAGCCGTCAAGGCTTCCGGTGTCGCCGCCGACGCCTTCTCTTTGGCCGGCCTGGACACCAGCGACGCCGAGTTCTTCACCGCTGGCGCAGGCGTCGGCTCCGTTCTGCCTGTGTCGGACTGGGTGCAGATCTCCAAGGTGACCGGTTTCAACTCCGCAGGTGGTGAGCAGCAGTACACCACCGTCGGGTATCTGGAGGATGACGACGACAAGCAGTATCCGTCGAACCGCAACCCGCGGTCCCTGACCATCTCGGTTGAGGACCAGCCCAGCGCTGCCTACGTCGAAACCGTGGAGGGCTACGACGCCTCGAAAGAGCTGACGGTGATCCGCATGAAACTCCGCAACGGCGACCAGATCCTGTACCCGGGCTATGTCAGCATCACGCCCGACCCAACCATGGAGCGGAACAACGTGATGACCCGAACCATCAGCGTCGGCCTGTCGGCTCGCTCGCTTCGTTACCTGGCCGGCGCGTAAGGAGTACTCATGGCGAAGATCAAGATCGCGCAGAACCCCACGTTCACGGCGGTGGTGCAGGTTCCGCGCATTGGCGCCGATCCGGCGCCCGTGGAATTCCAATTCCGCTACATGGACCGCGTGGCCCTGTCCTCGATGTTCGATCGTTGGAACAAGGCCCGCGACGCCTGGGCGGAGAAGGCCCAGAAGGGCGGGGCAACCTGGGAGGAGGTCACCACCGGTGAAATCGCCCTGCAGGCCGAGCAGTTGGGCGAGATCGTCACTGGCTGGGATCTGGAGGACGAGTTCAGTGCCGAGGCCATCGCAGATCTGGTGCGCACCTGCACCGGCGCTCCGAAGGCGGTCGTCGATGCGTTCCAGGCCGCCTACAGCCCGGCCCGCCTGGGAAACTGAGGGCGGCGGCCCGGGCATGCTATGAGCGGGGTCCCTCCATCGAGCAACTGGCGGCGCTGGGCCTGACGCCTGATGACATCGAGGAGGAGGTGGTGGAGGTCTGGCCAGACGCATGGTCAGCCTTCCGCCTGTTCGATGCCCTGGGAACCCAGTGGAGGGTGTCTTCTGGCGGCCCGTCTGGCCTGGACTACACCGCTATCCCAGCAACTGCTTCGATGCTCGGCATCAAGCGCCGCAACCTCACTGACATTTTTCCCGATCTCCGCGTCATGGAGGTTGAGGCCTTGGCCGTCATGGCCGAATCGATGGAGTAGATCATGACCACCATTGCCTCTCTCGGTCTTCAGATCGACTCCGGTGATGCCGTTGAGGCCAAGGACAACCTCGATCACCTCACGGACGCCGGTAAGCGCAGTGAGGAGTCGGCTGGACGAACCGGGCGTGCCTGGGAGGCTGCCCTGGGCAGCCTACAGGGTGACACCCGACAGATCGTTCAAGAGCTGCAGGCGCTCAACGCCAAGCAGACCGAGCTGGCGCAGCAGATGGCTACGGTGGGGCGCGCTGTTACCAGCGCCTCCACGGCGTTCAGCAGCGCCGCAGCGAACATGGTGGCGTTTCGGACTGAGGCCGCGCAGGCGGGCAAGGTGCAGGAGGCGCTCACCAGCGCCACGGATGCTGGCGCTCAGGCCGGCCGGCGTGCCGCCGAATCCGCCGACGAGCAGCAGGCCAGGATCCTGGCCGTGGCCAAGGCCTCGCTGGAAGCCAGCCAGTACGTCCAATCCCTGAACCGGGCGACCGAGCAGAGCGCCGAGGTCACCGCCCAGGCAAACGCCGTTCTGTCGGACAGTGCCAGCCGTCAGGCGGCTATCAACAGCCGGGCCCAGGCCCTCATCGCTACAGAAGAGCGCCAGGCGGAGGCAGCGAAGAAGGCCGCCGGCGCGCATCGTGAAGAAGGCCAGGCGCTGGAAGAGCTGCTGGGCAAGATCGATCCTACCGTCGCAGCCATGAGCCGCCTGGATCAGATGGAGCAGAAGCTGAAGGGCTTCCGCACCAGCGGCGCGCTCGATGCGGAGACGTTCGGCGAGTACCAAGCGAAGATCGACCAGGCTCGCACAGCCTTGGGCGGCGCCGACACTGCGCTGAGCAAGACTGGAATGACGGCCAAGGCCACGGCTGCTGCATTGCGCGGCGTGCCGGCGCAGTTCACCGACATCGTCGTGTCCCTGCAAGGCGGGCAGGCCCCGCTGACAGTTCTTCTGCAGCAGGGCGGCCAGCTCAAGGACATGTTTGGAGGCGTCGGACCGGCCGTTAAGGCCCTGGGCGGCTACGTCTTGGGGCTGGTGAATCCCTTTACTGTCGCGGCTGCCGCGATGACTGTCCTTGGCTACGCCTACTACTCGGGCAGCGAGGAGGCGGTCGGGTTCCAGAAGGAACTGATCAAGACTGGCAATGCCGCCGGCACGACGGCAGACCAGATGTCAGGAATGGCGCGTCAGGTCGCGGCGACCGTCGGCACCACTGGCGCCGCGGCGGAGGTGCTCACCCAGCTGGCCGGTAGTGGGAAGATCGCCTCTGACAGCTTTGTTGGAATCACTGAGGCGGCCCTGGAATGGCGCTCGGCGACAGGCAAGGCGGTCGAGGAGACCGTGGCCGAGTTCGTGAAAATCGGCAAGGACCCGGTGGCTGCTGCCAAAGACCTCAACGAGCAGTACAACTTTCTCACCGCTGCGACCTACTCGCAGATCGTTGCCCTAAAGGAGCAGGGCGACACCATCGGGGCTACAAAGCTCCTCACGGATACCTACGTCGACACAATCAAGTCCCGCAGTAAGGAGGTCACCGAGAACCTTTCGCTGTGGGAGCGCGGGTGGAAGTCGCTGAAGGGCGAGGTTGCCGCAACTGTCGACGCGCTGAATGATGTGGGCCGGGACCAGGACATAGCGAGTCGGATCGTAGAAATGCAGCGCCAGGTCGCAGCGGCGCAGAGCGCAGTAAATGCCGACGCTGACGACATCGACGCCCAGAAAAAGCTCACCAACGCCAGCCTTGAGCTGAAGGGGCTGATCCAGCAGCGCGACACACAGCAAGCGATTGCCAGGGCCCGGGAGCTGGATGTTCAGCAGCAGCAGGCAGCCGTCATTGCGATAGGCAAGATCGATGCGTTGGAAAAATCAGCGAGGACAAACGCCGAGAAGCGGGCTGATGCTCTGAAGGAGTACAACCGGTCGCTGGACGCGATCCGGAAGGTCAGCCCGAACGACGAGCGCCTGAAGCCCGAGAACATCGCCCGGGTGCAAGCCGACATCGCCAAGCAGTTCAAGGATCCGGTCGGGCGCACAGGGTCTGTCGACCTCTCGGGGTTCAACGATCAGAAGAACGCGCTCAGCGCCATCCTGGCAGAGTACAAGAACCACCAGAAGGAACTGGAGGCGGCGCAGAAGGCTGGGCTGATATCCCAGGAGTCCTACGCCTCCCAGCGGGCGGCGATCATCGAGCAGCAGAAGGCCGAGGTCACGAACGCCTACGAGGCTGAGATCAAGGCATTGGAGGAGGCCAAAGGGCGTAGCAGCACCACCGCCCAGCAGCGCATCCAGTTGGATCAGAAGATAGCCGATGCTAGGACAGCCATGGTCAAGGCTCAAAAGGACGCCGACACCGAGCTTGCTGTGCTGGCGACCAACGAGCAGGGCCGGCTGGCCAAGCAGGCCAGGGCAGTGCAGACCTACACCGATGCTCTCGACCAGCAGGTCCTGGCGCTGAGGTTGCAGGGGCAGCGCTCCGCTGACGGTCTTGGGCTTGGCGACCGCCAACGCGGCTTGCAGGATCAGCAAAACGGCATCACTGATCGGATGAACCAACAGCGCCTGGACCTGGCCAACCAGTACGGCGACGGCTCGCGCGGCATGAGTCTCGATGAGTACAACCAGAAGCTGGCGGCCCTGAGCAAGACCGAGAAGGACCTACAGGAAACCACCATCGCCAACTACGACCAGATGACAGCCGCGCAGGGTGATTGGCGCAAGGGTGCGTCGTCGGCCTTTCAAAACTACCTGGAGCAGGCTCGGGATGTTGCCGGGCAGACGCGATCCCTGTTCACGAATGCCTTTAGTTCGATGGAGGATGCGGTCGCGAACTTCGCCATAACCGGCAAATTCTCGTTCGCTGATTTCACTAAATCGGTACTGGCCGACATGGCCCGGATTGCTACGCAGCAGGCTGCTTCTGGCCTGTTGGGTAGCCTTGTGAACTTTGGCGCATCGGCAGCGGCCAGCTACTTCGGTGGCGGAGCAACCTCGGCAGGTTCGACCCAGGCGGGATACAGCCCAGAAATCATCAATGCCTGGGGTGCTGCACAGGCTGACGGCGGCGCATGGAGTAACGGGGTGCAGCTGTTCGCCAATGGCGGCGCCTTTACCAACTCGATCGTGAGCACTCCGACGGCCTTCGGCATGGCCGGAGGCAAGATAGGCGTGATGGGCGAGGCAGGCGACGAGGCAATTATGCCGCTTACTCGAACTTCGGGCGGGCAGCTTGGGGTTATGGCGGTCGGAAGGGGGGGCGGTGGCACCGCGATAAGCGTGTCCGCGCCGGTCAGCATAGTCGTTGAAGACCGTAGCAACGAAGGCATGGAACTCGACCACACGCTTCTACAGCAGAACTTGCAGAAGCAGGTTCAGCTCGCTGCGGAGAAAGCCGTGACGGACTCTTGGCGGCCTGGCGGCGTGAGCTACCGAAACACTAAAGGAGGGCGCTGATGGCTATCGAGACGTTCACCTGGCCGACGCAGCGCGGCGAAACGCCAGACATCACCTACCGGGTCCGCGAGTCCAAGTTTGGCGGCGGGTACCGGCAGGTGGTTGGAGATGGTCCCAACAACAAAGAGGACAGCTACCCAATCACCGTAACCGGCACGAAGGCCCAGGTCCGCAAAATCATGGAATTCTTCGACCGGCACGGCGGCGCCAAGGCCTTTCTATGGTCTACGCCGCTTGGCGATCTGGGGCTGTTTACCTGCGCCGATCCGAAGCCCACCCCCGTGGGGGGCGGTCGGTTTAAGGTCTCCGCAACCTTTGCGCGGGCATTCCACCCGTAAGGAATACGCATGTCATTGATCAAGGACATCCAGACCCTGGAGCCTGGCAGCGAAATTCTACTGTTTGAGCTGGATGGCTCGGACTTCGGTGCCGATATTCTTCGGTTCCACGGACATGCAATACCGCACACGCCAGAAGAGCTGGCCGCAGCCGGCGTCGATGCGGATCAGCTTCCAGCCAAGTCGATCTGGTGGCAGGGCAATGAGTACGGCGCCTGGCCGATGCAGATCGAGGGCATCGAAGCGAACTCGGACGGTACCGCCGTGCGCCCCACGCTGACCGTGGGCAACGTCAACGGCCGGATCACAGCCCTGTGCCTGGCCTTCGACAACCTGCTCGAGTTCAAGCTGACCATGCGCCACACGATGGCGCGGTACCTAGATGCGGTGAATTTTCCGGCAGGCAACCCAGAGGCCGACCCGACCGAGGAAGCCATCGAGGTCTGGTACATCGACCAGAAGGTTTCCGAGAACGGCACCACGGTTTCTTGGGAGCTGGCCAGCCCTGGCGATGTGGGTGGGGAGACGATCGGCCGACAGATGACCCAGCTATGCCACTGGGCCATGACCGCTGGCTACCGTGGCCCGAACTGTGGATACACCGGCCCCTATTACGACTTGGACGGCAACCCCACGGATGACCCGGCCAAGGATCAGTGCAACGGTTGCCTCGACTCAGGCTGCACCGTCCGGTTTGGCCAGGGCAACCAACTGCCCTTTGGCGGCTTTCCGGCCGTTTCCCTCATCGCACGGAGCTGAACATGCGCAAACACATCTTGGCCGCCGTGCAAGCGCACGCCGCGGCGGAATATCCGCGGGAGTGCTGCGGGCTGCTCATCGCCGTGGGACGCACCCAGCGGTACATCCCGTGCGAGAACACCGCGACCGATCCGGCGGAGGAGTTCCGCATTCCGCCCGAGCAGTACGCCGCAGCCGAAGACCAGGGCGAGGTGATCGGCATCGTGCACTCGCATCCGGATGCCTCCAGCAGGCCGTCACCCCGTGACCTGGCCATGTGCGAGGCCACTGGGCTGCCCTGGTACATCCTGTCCTGGCCGGAGGGTGACCTGCGCACTGTCACGCCGACCGGTCACGCACCGCTGCTTGGGCGGCCGTTCGTGCACGGCGCCTGGGACTGCTGGCAGGTCTGCGCGGACTGGTACAAACGAGAGTGGGGCCTGGATTTCCCGGCCTATACCCGGGAAGAGGGCTGGTGGGAGCAGGCGGACGGCCCGAGTCTCTACGAGCAGGCCTATGAGGCAGCCGGCTTCTACCAGGTCAGCCAGCCGCAACGCGGCGACATGATCGTCATGGCCGTGGGCCGCACGGCTCACCCGAATCACGCCGGCATCTACTTGGACGCTGACGCTCGGCTGCCGGAGGAAGCGGCGGAAGTCTTCGGGCCTGGCCCGTTCCTGCTGCACCACCTGCTGGGGCGGCCATCAGAGATCGTTGTTTTCGGCGGGCCATGGCTCGATAGAACGCGGATGGTGCTGCGTCACCGCGGCGCCAAGTGATACATTCCGCCTTTTCAAGGAGTGATGCCATGCGCGTAATGGTCACGATACTGAGCCTCGTGCTCTTGGGTGGGTGCGCTTCGATGAATGAGAAGCGGGCTACGGGGCCGGCCTTTACCGCCAACAGTTCGAAACCCGTAGACAAGGTCGCAGAATGCGTCTTGTTTGCCTGGCAGAACCAGTCTTTGATGGGGGCTCATTACGCTGCGGCATTACAGCCATTGGCTGGTGGAGGGAAAACGGTCATCAGCGCTGGAGAGGTTGAATTCGCGGACTTTGAGGCTGCGAACGGCAAAACTCAGGTGCGCCTTTACTTCCAGACTGGCTTAATGGACTGGAGGAAAAATCGACGAATTGAGGCAGTTCAGAGCTGCCTTTGATCAAACCGCCTTCGGGCGGTTTTTTATTGTCCGGAGGCAGGTATGTCTGGCTCAGCTATCTACTACACCCCCATGACAACCATTATGTTGTCCGGCTCCTTGGCTCAAAAGTTTGGCCGTATCCACCGCCGGCAGCTGGATACTGGCGATACCTGGGAGGCGTTCCAGGCGTTGAAAGCCACACTATCTGGATTCGAAGACGAAATCCGCCGCCTTGATGGCTTGGGCTTGCGGTTCGCGATATTCCGGAATCGACAGAACGTCGGGACGGATGCGTTTGACCGCGGTGGTGTTCGCGAGCTGCGTATTGTACCGGTGATCGGCGGGAGCAAGCGCGGTGGCTTACTGCAAACCGTTGTTGGAATAGCCCTTATTGCTGCAGCAACATTCGCGACTGGTGGGCTCGGTGCGGCCTTTGCTGCCGGTGCTGGTGGTTGGGGGGTTGTAGCCGCGGTGGGCGCATCGATGGCCATCGGCGGCGTCATTCAGTTGCTCAGTCCCCAGGCCCAAGGCCTGTCATTGAGCGCTGCGGCTGAAAACAAGCCGTCCTATGCCTTCGGCAGTGCCAGGAACACGACAGCCAGCGGCAACCCTGTGCCGATCTGTATCGGCAAACGCCGTTGGGGCGGAGCGATTATCTCCGTATCAATCGAAGCGCAAGACAAGGCCTGAAGCCAATTCAGTAAGCAGACCGCCCCCGGGGCGGTTTTTTTATGTCTGGAGGAAAGCATGGGAGCAGCAGCTCACTTGGATATCAGCGGCGCCAAGGGCGGCGAGAGCAAGCCGAAGACGCCGGTAGAGGCGCCGGACAGCCTTCAGTCAACGAACATCGCGAAGATTCTCCTGGCGGTCGGAGAGGGAGAGTTTGAAGGTAAACCGACTGCTCGCGATATCTACCTCGACAACACGCCAATCATGGACGCCAGTGGCAACGTGAACTTCCCAGGTGTGAAGTGGGAATGGCGCCGTGGCAGCGTCGAGCAGGACTACATCCAGGGCATTCCTTCGGTAGAGAGTGAGAATACCGTCAACGTCGAGCTGCGCAGCGACAGCCCATTTACCCGCTCGCTGAGCAATACACAGCTATCGGCGGTGCGCGTGCGCATGTCCTGGCCTCGCCTGGTTAAGCAGGACAGCGGCGGTAACACCAATGGCTACCGCATCGAGTATGCCATCGACATCGCAACCGACGGCGGGGCTTACGTGGAGGCCCACCGGGGCGCCGTAGACGGGAAGACAACCAACGGCTACCAGCGCTCTGTTCGCGTGAACCTCCCTCCGGCCACTTCAGGCTGGATGCTGCGTGTCCGTCGCATTACCCCAAACGCCAATAGCGGTACCGTCGGCGACACGATGACCATCGCCGGTTACACCGAAATCATCGACGAAAAATTGCGGTACCCGAACACCGCACTTCTGTACGTCGAGTTTGACGCCCAGCAGTTCCAGAACATCCCTGCGGTGACCGTCGATTGCAAGGCCAAGCGTTGGCCGGTGCCCAGCAACTACGACCCCGAGACGCGCACCTATACGGGCGTGTGGGATGGCACCTTCAAGCAAGCCTGGACCAACAACCCGGCGTTCGTCACCTACGGCCTGTGTGTCGAGGACCGTTTTGGCCTGGGTAAGCGCATCAAGTCGTGGATGGTGGACAAGTGGGAGATGTACCGCATCGCCCAATATTGTGATCAGTTGGTGCCGGATGGGCGCGGCGGGCAGGAACCGCGCTACCTGTGCGACATGAACCTGCAGGGGCGTGCCGAAGCCTGGACGCTGCTGCGCGACTTGTCGGCCATCTACCGGGGCATGGTGTACTGGGCCCACGGATCGCTGTTCATGCAGGCGGACATGCCGCGCGCCCAGGACATCGACTACGTGTTCACCCGTGCCAACGTCATCGACGGTGAGTTCGTGTATGGCGGGGCCGAGCGCAACACCCACTACAGCCGCGCCCTGGTCAGCTACGACAACCCGGCCAACAACTACGACACCGACGTTATCCCTGTAACCGACCCGGCGCTGCAGCGCCGGTACCGTGACCGGCCAATCGAAATATCGGCCATCGGCTGCACCCGTGCCTCCGAAGCCCAGCGCCGCGGGAAGTGGGCTTTGCTGAGCAACAGCCAGGACCGGACTGTCACCTTCAGGACCGGCATGGAGGGCCGTATTCCGCTGCCTGGGTTCGTCATCCCGGTGGCAGACGAGCTGGTGGCGGGGCGCCCCAATGGAGGCCGGATATCTGCGGCTGCCGGGCGCGTCGTGACGCTCGATCGTGACACGCCCATCAAGGCTGGCGACCGGCTGATCCTGAACCTGCCGAACGGTACCGCCCAGGCCCGGACGGTCCAGTCGGTCAGCGGCCGTGCCGTCACGGTGACCGTGGCCTACAGCGTGCAACCAGAGCCGGAGCTGCAATGGGCGATTGATTACGACGACTTGGCTGTTCAGCTGTTCCGTGTACTCAAGACCACTCGCACCCAGGAAGGCGAGTACGAGATCACCGCGCTCGAGTTCAACCCGAGCAAGTTCCCAGCGATCGATACCGGCGCGAAGCTGGATGAGCGCCCGATCAGCGTGATTCCGGTGACCACAGTGCAGCCGCCGGCCAGCGTGTCGCTGACTTCAGCCTATGCCGTGGATCAGGGGATCGCCGTCAGCACCATGACCATCGCCTGGCCTGCAGTACAGGGTGCCGTGGCGTATGACGTGGAGTGGCGCAAGGACAACGGCAACTGGGTTCGACTGCAGCGCACCGGTACGACTTCTGTCGACGTCGTCGGCATCTACGCCGGTGCCTACTTGGCCAGGGTGCGGGCTGTCAGCTCTTTCGATATCACGTCGACCTGGCGTGATTCGCAGCTCACTGAGCTGAAGGGCAAGGAAGGTGCACCGCCGTCGGTAACCTACCTGCGGGCCGATCCGCTTATTTTTGGTATTTCGCTTAAATGGGGCATCCCACCAGGTGCCGAGGACACTCAGCGGACAGAGATCTGGTACGGCCCAACGAACAGCCTGGAGGCAGCAACGAAGCTGGCCGACCTGGCTTACCCGCAGACCGAATACGTGATGCAAGGCCTGAAGGCCGGCGTCTCGTTCTTCTTCTGGGCGCGCCTTGTGGACCGGACCGGCAATGTCGGCCCATGGTATCCCGTCGATGGCGGCGTGCTTGGCCAGTCTGGGGCGGATGCCAGCCCGGTATTGGAACTGATCAGTGGCCAAATCACCGAGAGCGAACTGGGGCAGGAGCTGCTGGAGGAGATTGAGAAAATCTCCGGCGACTTCCCGGGCTCCGTGAACGACCGGATCAACGAGGCCAAGCAGGAGCTGGAAGGCCTGATCACCGAGTTGACTGATCCGCTGGAGTACGTGCCCACCAACGCCTATGCCAAGAACGATGCGGTGCGCAGCGGCCACCGCCTGTACATGGCGATCGCGCCGGTGCCGGCAGCAGCTGACGGGAGCAACGCGCCGCCGAACCCAACTTACTGGGTCGACATCGGCAGCATTGCCGAAACCGCAAACGGTCTGGCACAGGCGGTAGCGAAAAACACCACGGACATCGCGACGGTAGACGGGAAGGTGACGGTGAACGCGGCCATGCTTCAGGCCGTGCAGTCGGCGTACCGCGACGAAAACCCGGAAGGCGCGCTCACTGATGCGCTACGGGGCTGGGATACGCTTGCCAAGGTGTCCGAAGAGTCGCGCACCAGGGCGACACAGAACGAGGCGATGGCCACTCGGGTGACAGGTGTGGAGGCTAGAGTCGCGGACAACACCGGCAGTATCCGCAGCCTTGAGCAAACCGTTGTCACGAACGAGCAGGCCACGGCCAGCAGGTTCACGGACGTCAACACCAAGGTTGGTACCAACTCGGCCAGCATCTCAGCGCTGGAGAAAACGGTCACCGACAACGAATCGTCTACGGCATCCAGGCTGCAGCAGGTCAACGCCCGGGTCGACGACGCGGAAACGGCGATCAGCGAGGAAGAGCTAGCGCGGGTATCCGCGGATGAGGCCTTGGGGCTGCGCGTGGGCTACATGGAGGCGTCTTTCACCTCGCCACAGGGAGAACGCGACGACAACGGCGAGGGAGCGCTTGCTGGCGCACTGAAGGGTTGGGAGAACACCGCCAAGATCGCCGAGGAGGCCAAGGTCCGGGCATCCGAGATCGAGGTCCAGGCGAAGAAAACGGAAACGCTGGAGGTGTCGTTCAACTCGGCACTGGATAAAACCAACGGCGAGGTGCAGAAAAACAGTGCGGCAGTACAGACCACCAGCCAGGCCCTGGCGGCGCTTGATGGCACGGTGCGCACCATGTGGTCGGTCAAAATGGAGGTGCATTCATCGGGCAAGTACGTACTCGCCGGGCTTGGCCTAGCCATCGAGAACGGCAAAAGCCAGATGGTGGTCCTGGCGGATCAGTTCGCTGTGACCAGTAGCCTCAACGGCGAAATCAGAACGTTCTTTGCCGTGCAGAACGGCCAGGCGTTCATGGATTCGGCTTTCATCCAAGACGGCACCATCACCAACGCCAAGATCGGCAGCTACATCAGCTCGACGAACTACGTGGCCGGCCAGCAGGGCTGGATCCTGAACAAGAGCGGGACGTTCGAGATCAACGGCACGGTAGCGGGGCAAGGCCGCTTGCTGATCAACAACCAGCGCCTGCGCATCTACCACGCCAACGGCAACCTGGCGATCGACCTAGGAGTGAACGTATGACGGCAGGCCTGAAGGTCTACGACCCGAGCGGCCTGGCGCTGCTGGATATGACCAGCTCGATCAGCCAGATGATGGGCTATGTGGACACGGGAGCGGCCAATGGGTCGCTCTCGATTCCCCTCGCCCCCGCTGGAAAGACGCTGTTCTACGCCATCACCGAGCTTTCGGTCCAGAACAAGTACCTCGGGAAGCGGCCTGGGGTCACCCTGACGGAGGGAGCCTCCACGGCGACCTTGTCCTGGCAGTACTCCTATCCGAGCGGCTGGGGGTTCTATTCGCTCAACTGCAGAATTCACTACGGATACTACTGATGTCAGCCGGACTGAAGGTGTACAAGGAGGACGGAAGCCTCCTGTTCGACACCGAGAAAATCACCTATGGACTACTGAAGAGCGGCTACCTCTCATACATACTGAACTGGCCACGGCTGGACCATAGGTCGATCCAACTACCACCCAATGAAGGGAGTAGTTTCGCCGAGTCTTCCATCACTGACCCTATCCATGGTTTCAGCGTTACGGGGGCAATAGCGCCGCTCGTTTTCATAACGGGGTCAGGGATTTCTTGCGGGTCGTCAAAGTCGGGTGACACCACGACGTTCTACTTCATCGGGGCCAGTCCTTCGACCAAGTTCTACTACTTCGACACCATGCGCGACACGCTCAATGGCGCTGGGTTGAAGTGCTATGACGAAAGCGGCGTACTCACATTCAACTCGTTGCAGTACCCGTTGAATATCGTCGACACGATCAGTGCGCCGGCGCCGCCCACGCCCATAGTGTGGAACGGGATAAAGCTCTACGGCGTGCCTTTCGCGGGGGCCACCAAAACCGGGACGCGGTTTATCAACAGCGGCCCCTATTACTGCGTAGCACGCCTATTCATCGCCATTGGGTCTGGGGAATTTGCGGTCAGCACCACGTTTTCAAGGTCGTTCGGGCAGGGCGTTATGGACAACATGTCTGCACCTGGAAATCCGTTCCCTGCAAGGGTGTACATGCAAGCCCACATGGATGGCGCCTATGGCGCCACTGGCGGGATTTACTTCATGTCCTGCGATGCAGCCCGGACAACGATGGTGCAAAGCACGACTGCGGCACAAAGCTACTTCGACATTCCCACCAATCGGTATCCGCAGGCGATCGTCATCAAGACGGACAACCTGCCATTCCCATTCAACTAATCGGAGCATCCTATGCCTTGGTACAGGACAGGCACGGTCGCGATCACGGCTGGCCAAACAACGGTGACCGGTACCGGCACCAACTTTTCCGCAAACGCCCGGGTGGGCGATGCGTTGATGGGGCCGGACGGCAACTGGTATGAGGTGACAAACATTGCCAGCGGCACGGTGTTGAGCATCTTGCCTGCGTACAAGGGGGCAACCGTGTCCGGCGGTACCTATGCGATCACGCCGGTGCAGGGCTACACCAAGACCTTGGCCGACAAGTTCAACGACATCGCGAACAACTGGGGTTCGACGCTGGCCGGATTGGGCTCGGTGTCGACCGAAAACGTCGTACCGGTATCAAAGGGTGGTACCGGGGGCACGACCCAGGCCACGGCCCGAAATGGTCTCGGCCTGAAGACGGCGGCCGTGGCTGACATTCTCGGGACAGTCAGCCAGAGCGGTGGGGCGGCAACTGGCGCAATCATAGAACGCGGCAGCAACGCCAACGGCGAGTACGTCAAGTTCGCTGATGGCACCATGATCTGCACCAACAAGTTTGCTGCAACTGTGGCGGCCACAGCGAACGGATCGATCTTTCGAGATGCTGCGCCCACTCCGTCCTCTTGGGCCTATCCTGCGACATTTGCCGCCGCTCCATCGGTCATGTACACGAGCGCTCATGGCTCTTGCTGGTGCGCGACTTTCTCGCCAACCACAGCTTCAGCTCCGCTAATTATCTACGCATCTTTCGCATACAGCGGCTCGGCAAACTTTCACGCTATAGCCATAGGGCGGTGGTTCTAATGATTATCAAGCTTTCTCCAGTCCGGTCTGATCTGCTGCTCGCAGTGGTCAAGGTTGGCGAAACTCTAGAAGTGAACGGCGTGGGGCTGGACCTCTCCCGACTGGCTGAGGGCTCGACCCTGCCTGCAGAAGCGGTCGGATGCGGGTTCGTGATTGCTCCCGTTGAGCGCATCAACGGTGACCTGGTGCTGACTCTCATGCTCCCGCACTCGGCCGACGCCCCTCAGGCGGCGCGCTTCCCGGTCGACCTGTACCCGGCTGATGGCCAAGTCCAACTTCCGGGCCTGGATCTTGGCGAACGTCCGCCAACGACTGTAGGCATCATCGATTGGTCTCAGGTGATTACTGCCGAGGCTAAGGCCCAGGCCGCCGCCGAGCAGTTGCTAGCCGCAGTGGTTTCCGACATAGCCCACCGCCGCGCTGTTGCTGATACCGCTATCGCTCCGCTGCAGGATGCCTTCGATATTGGCGAAGCAACGCCTGACGATGAAGCGCGTCTCAAGCTCTGGAAAAAGTACCGCGTTGCGCTGAGCCGGGTGCCAGAGCAGGAAGGCTACCCGAACGAGATCGACTGGCCAGCGCCGCCGGCTTGACCCGAACAGAACACACCGACCGCCGCCTGGCGGTATTTTTTTGCCTGGAGAAACCCATGACGCAATCCCAGCCCCGGGGCGTACGCAACCGCAACCCCGGCAACATCGATTTCAACCCCCGCAACGACTGGCAGGGCCAGATAGGCAAGGAACCTGGTGGCCGCTTTGCCATCTTCGACACTCCCGAGAACGGCATCCGCGCCCTGGGCAAGCTGCTAATCAACTACCGCGGCAAAGACGGTATGCCTGGGGTAGGCGGGCAGGGCATTGATACCGTGCTGGAGACCATCAGCCGCTGGGCGCCGAGCAGCGAGAACGACACCCAGGCCTATGCAGCTGCTGTAGCCAAGCGCATCGGCGTTCGCCCAACCGACCCAATCAACATCAAGGACCCGGCCACGCTGCGCGGGATGGTGGTCGGCATCATTGTGCATGAAAACGGTGACAACCCGTACCCGGACCTGGTGATTGACGAAGGTGTGCGGAGAGCGCTGGCATGAGCTGGCTCGGCGCGGTACCGGTTTGGTGCTGGTGGCTGATCATCCTGGTTCTGATCTCCGGTGGCCAGCAGTACCGGGTGGTGGTTGCCCAGGGCGACGCCGAAACTGCCCGGATCGAGTTGTCCGACTACCGCCTGCAGGTGGCTGAGCGTGACCGGCGCGCCGCGGCCCAGGCCAGAACCGAAGAACAGCGCCGCCAGGCCGTGGCGGACAAGGAGGGTGAGAGTGCACGACAACAACTGGAGCTGGCCCAAGGCCGCGCCGCTGCTGCTGAGTCTGCTGCTGGCGGGCTGCGCGGGGAAATCGCCAGACTGCGGGACGGCCACCGAGACACCTGTGGTGCCATTGCTGCCCAGCAGCGCCAGGCAGGAACCTCTGCCGTCGTGGTGCTCGGGGGATTGCTTGAAGAGTCTGACCGAATGGCGGGAGACCTCGCGGCAGCGCTTGAGCGAAGCCGAATAGCTGGGCTGGCGTGCGAAGCAGTGATCGACGGCATGAATAGGCCGTAAATCCAGCCTATAGTTGTCTGCTCATCGACACGGAGCAGGGAAGTGGAAAAGCGCAGCTTTATAGGGCTGATTGAGGCAGGCGAGCCGCTGATTCAGCAGGCCGTCGACGCCATGCGGGAGTACCACCAGGCCCAGGACCGTGGCGCGCCGCCTGAGGAAATCGAGCGCCTGCGGCTATTGGCCGAATCTCTATTCCAGGCGGTCTCCGATTACCAGTTGCGCGCTGTTGCCAAGGCGCGGGGAAAGGAACTTCCACTCCTTCACTGAACCGGTTCGATTAGCTCGGCGCCTTGGTTGCGCACATTGCCAACGGCCGTGTTGACCCGGTACCACTCGAATGCGTCGGCCGGCTCGCCTAGGTTAAGCACCAGTTGCTCGGCATGCTCGCGTGGCATCTCTGCTCCAATCCACTCGTAGGCCAGTTCTGGCGACAGCACGACAGGCCGACGATCGTGAACATCGACCATGCCGCCCTGGGCATCAGCGGTGATGATGACAAACCCGTCGTGCTCGCTGCCGGTGAACTGGCCGATGCTGGCGCATAGGGCAGCGCGCCCGTCGCGGCGCCGAATGTAGTACGGCTGCTTCTTCGGCCCGCCTTCGTCCACCCATTCATACCAGCCGTCGATAGGCGTGATGGCCCGGTTTGGCCAGATCGACCGGAAGAACGGGCCGTGTGCCACTTTCTCCAACCGAGCGTTGATCGGCGCAGCCCGGTCGGTTGCCCAGTGCGGCCGCCATCCCCACCTCACCAGGTCCGCTCGAGGGCCTGCCTCATCCACCCGCAGCACTGCCACTGGCGAGGTCGGCGCGACGTTGTACCGGCCAAGCGGCTGGTCGCCTACGTTGTTCCGCCAGGCCTCTGGTAGGCTCAGGGTTTCAACGAAGTCGCGTATCCCCCGGTACTGGCTCAACCTTCCACACATGTGCCGCCCTCCTGCCTGAGCAAACAAGCATAGTCCGCCGAGCGGTACTGGCGCGTTTGCGTTTCCTGATGCTGAAATACTGTATCCATATACAGTATTTCGGTGCAGGTATGTACTATTTCCTCGTTCGCCGCCGCTTGAAGGGCGTGGCCATCCCTTCCGATCAGCTCAGGAAGGTCCAGCCCATGCGGGCCGATATTCACATCGGTGATAACCACAGTGAACCGCTGGGGCGAGTGTCCACCCAGGCCTGGGTGTTCAACCCGACCCCTGGCCCTGATCCCATTCCTCGGCTGCATGATGCCAAGGTCAACGGCATGGCCCAGCTCGGAATGAACATCAACGGCATCGAAGAGATCGACGGCGTGCTTTACGCACAGTCGTGGTGGTGCAGGTTGGAATGATGGACGGGCTACCTCTGGCCTGGCTGGCCGAACTCAATGATCAACCCGCTCTGATAGCCGATCCGGATGGCCGAGCCGGGGTGCTTGCCGAGCTCGCGATTTCTGCGCACCGACGCGGGGACGTTGATTCGAGCGAGTTGGCCGACATGCTGGAGTTTGCCGAGGCGGCTAGGCTGTGGGCGTTGATTGAGGCTGAAGTGGTAGCGTGA